ATAACCTGTTGCCCAGACGATATATCCTTTATTGGAATATATCCGGTAGGTGTTAAAACACGCATATCACCATTAAAACATTCATCGCATACCACTGCCACTAGATTATCTAAAAACACAGCCAGTTGGTCATCATCTAAAGCATCTTTATTTTTCTTATCTAAAACATTTAAACTCTGCCACGTGCAAATAGTATGGGTGCGATTATATTCTTTTCTATCGCCAAATAGTACGCCGACATCTAGTCCAATATTTCTGTAATCTTCTTCTGTTTGCAGAACTAAATTTTTATTAGGAACGATAACGATTGTACGACCATATTTTTGGGCAATCATAGATAGACTTGCTGTAATAATTGTTTTACCGGCACTAGTTGGTGCAACCGAAATTCCCTGTAAGTTATTGACGCACTCATTAATGGCTTGAACTTGGTAATCTCTTAGAATAATAGGTTGCCCTGCAAATCTGTGTCCTGCAGGCCACACAATATGGCTTAAAAAATTTTCATCTATGTTATCAAATTCAAAAACGTGCTTAGTTCTTTTGTCAGTTATGGTAAATTCATAGCCTTCGTCAAGTAGAACAGGTAAAATTTTATCTAGCAAATTAAGGTATGTTCTACCACCTAAAGTACAAAAACTTGTGGTCCCGTCCCATCGTCCTAGTTTAAATGCTGGACTATAGCGAGCATGTGGTAGAAAATATTTTACAGCGTTTACACATAACCGGCGTGTTTTGAGATCAAGTCCTTCTAGTTTTACTGTAGTTTCATCTTCAATTATTAATTCAACTTGTTTCATTGTTAGCCACCTTTTGTATCAAGATTAGCATCTTCCATGCCAACTACTCGTAGTCGAACAATGTTTGATATTTGCCAATTTTTAATTTCTAGTCCCTTCATAAGGGCTAGGTATTTGTTTCTTACTAGGCCTACTTCATTAATAATCATATTCATGCTGACAATATCGTCCTCGCCATCAATGTATTTTTCTATACTGCGATCAGTTAAATCACGCTGGTATCTTTCTAGATATTTTCTATAATGATCGCTTCGCATTTTGTCATATTTGATATTAAGATGTTTTAGGATAGCTTCTATTTCCTGAAGCTGCCCAAACCTGTGCGAGGTGATACCCGATAATTCTTGCGAATTTTTTTCCAGTTTACCAGATATTTTAGGTTCATTTTTAGCTGAATCAAGTTCGCTATTATAGTAATCAATTGCCGAAGGAATTTCAGCTAGATTTTCTACTATACGATTATACCACATTAAAACACATATCTATTATAAAGTTTTCCACAATTTCCAATCTAAGGCTTTGAGTAACAGCAATGTTTTTGCTTGCAGTTGAAGTTGCAGCCACACCACTTCATTTGGATCTTTTCTAGCAACTGCATGCTCTACTTCGACTATTAATTTACGTAAATCATGATCAGTTAACACAAATGCCTGAGATAAAGCTTCTGCATATGATGTGTGCACAGGTGTTTCTGGTACATCTTCATTTGGTTCATTTTCAGGTTTTGGTAATTTTATCGTTTTACGCTTAATTAATGATTCTAGTGTTTCTTGTTTGGTTTCAAATTTTGGAACATCATTTTCGATGTGAATATTTTGAATCAACATAGAATCGTCAGCGTCTTGTTGATTTAGCACAGGATCAACGGATAGTTTATCGTGTTCTTCAACAACGGAGTTGTCTGTAGACAACTCCGTTGTAGTGCTTGTGTTTTCGTTTATAGCTGTGCGCATTAAACGATCTTTAAATTTATTCTTCTTCGTATTCAGGTTCATCTTCATATCCTTCATCGAGGCTACTTGCCAGTTCATCTAGTGCGTAGTCCAAATGCTCATCTTCTTCCCTTAATTCTTCTAGGTCATCAAGATCTATATCTGCATCTATAAAGATTTTAAGAAACCGAACAGCAGCATCATTTTTCTTACCAGGTGGTACAAAATCTGAAAATAGCTCCCAAGTTTCCAATAGTACGTGTTCAGAAATTTCCATGTTATTCTCCTATATCAGTTACCGTATCATTGTCTAGACTGTCTTGTGTTTGTAATAGTTTGCTTTCATCCCACTCATTCATGATTTGATCTAGAAGTGACGTAGGTATAGCTGAACGAAAATATTTGTGTTCTTTACCTGAGTTGTCAACATATTTTAGTTTTGTACTATCTTTTACTAAGACACCTTTCTTCTCAAAAAGGTCAATGAGACCACTATAAGGATCCATACCTGTATCCCAAGGGATTTTTATTTCAACGTTTTCAAACGGCTTGTTATATCTAGTCTTCATAATTTTGCATGCAGCACGAATACCACGAACATCTGTAACCTTTTTACCATCTTCGTCTTCTTTAAGCTTGCGCTTTTGCATAGCTACAACAATTGATGATGCATAAATGAAACCCGAGTTATGGCTGACTACGCCGCTATCTAATAGATAATGATGCGCATCGGGCACTGATATATCATATACTTTTTTGATACCTATATTTTTTTTACTTTTAATTTTGATTTTTTGTAGCGACATTTTTGATATACTCCTTTACCATTTTAATTGATTCTAGCATGTTATCTGATTCCCAAACTACTATAGTATGATACCCTCTGGTATTCAACATACACTGTTGTTTGTTTTTATCTCTGTCCCATATTTCTTGTGCTGTTAAATTTGTTTGTTTATGTAAGTATTCAGAATTATATTTTTTTGGATTACAATGCCAATAGTCTCCATAAAATTCAACACAAAGATTAAATTCTGGGACAACAAAATCGAAAAAATAATAACAATTAAAATTTGAATCTAAAATTCCATATTCACCATTTTCATTGCAGGCACTATAAATTTTGCAGCCAGCAAATATATTGCTTAATTCTAGAAAAAAGTTATTTGCCTTTTCTGAATTATGTCTATTTTTAAATTTTTTAGACCATAACTTTCGTCCTGCTACTTCTCCATGATTGTTAATATACCCATCTAGTGTATAATTTATTTTTCTAGATTCACATAGAGCATTATATTTCAAAGTTCCTTCAGTTTCTCCAAATTTTGATATAAAATATTGCAAAGACATATTATCAGAGCGTTGCATAATGTATGATTTAGCCTCATCCTCACTCATTCCATGTTCCATCCAATATTCTTTGCAAAATGGAGATCTACGTTTTCTTTCAACCGTATCATATTTTTCTAATCTCAGTTGACTATTAGCATGTTGCACTATAGAAACTTGCTTGGTAGCATTTTCCATAGTGTATCCCTTCTTTATCCAATAATCAACGCTACGCGGACTTCGAGATTTCTGAAGTTGAGATATTTTTTCTTGCGATTCCTGCAATGACAATCCTTTTTTTAGCCAATATTCAGCCGAAGTTTGACTGATTTTTTTAGGCTGTTTTAACTTTCTGTTGTTTTTGCACAATGATGAACATACATATTGTATAGTCATTATACTATCTTTTTTTCTTATCATTTTTCCGCATTCAACACATGGTTTCATGTGGTTTGCCCTCCAGTAATTTGTGTACGGTATATTTAGCAAATTACTGGAGGGCAAGGATTATTAGTTAAACAAGTTGTAGGATTTCATCATTTACGTACAATTCCGCTACAGTTTTCCATACTAATTGATTATTAGACTGTTGCGTTGAAAACTTATGTTCGTTAGTGGCCTGAATTATTTCACCAGTTTCTAATTCAATTTCGATTACTTCTTTGTCATCAAATGTAAAAGTTTCTGAAACATCAATATCACCATCTAATGTCACAACAACATCCCCTTGCCGAATATCTTCAATATTCTTTGATGAACCGTCTGCCATCCAGATTTTGTGTCCGGCTGTTAAACAACCGCCTGAAATTTTGTCATCTGGATCAAACATGTCTTGTGATTGATAACTATGATTAGTCACAACCATGCCTACATCATACTCGCCGAACATGTTCACGCAGTTGCGTACTAGTGCAGCCAGCGCCCGTGGTTTACGTCCCATGTCTCCTTTGAGGTCGCCTGCTTCAAATTGGTTTACATCGGTAGGTGTTAGCAACATGCCAAGACTATCAAGTACAAAAAGAGTCTTCTTGCGTTCTTCAGGAGCCAGGTCTTTGTACCATGCCATATAACCGGTAATAGTTTTAGCAACATCGTCAATCATAGCTAGGTTGACTTTGAAAAGCTTATCCGGATCAGTATCAACGCCAAGAGGTTTTAACCACTTTTCATCTAATGCGTTTTCTGTATCAATTAAGACAACAAATATACCTTGTTGCTGTGCATTCCGAACCATATTACCAGAACAGATATAAGATTTACCAGAATTATGACTAGAAAATCCATCTCCCCAGTAACGGTGGTTATCATGTAGGACTTCGAAATCAAAACATTCTTGATCATCTATGTCTGTAGTTGCAATAACAGTTTGCGGTCCGCTTGTAGTTAATAAAACATCGCCTACATTCACTTCTCCAGCTAATACCCAATCTTCTGAATCTAATTGTAGAAGATGGGTATATGCACATGATGTAGTGTGTGATTCCGTAATTATTGAAACCATTTGTAATTTGCCCTTATCAAACCATTGACCTATCGGTTGATAACCATCGGGTGTATCTATTTCAATATGGTAATTATTACTAGCGACCATGTTTTTTAATAGTTCTATAGTAACTTCCTGCTCAATAAACATAATTTTTTCCTATACTTTCTAACAAGGTTGTAACAACTACATCAGGTTGTTGTCTATATTCATTTTCCCAAATTATGAGTAATTTAGACACGTGAGATGTATCTTCTTTAATTTTTGTTGCTCTAGTTGCGTCTGTTGTCCATTTTTCTTTCGAACAGTAACCATGTGTAAAAAAATCTGCTGAAAAAAACAATGGATTTCTATGCCAATAATCTCCGTAGAATTCAATGACTGTTTTTGATTCAAGATGATAGAAATCTACTCTAAATCCGCCTATCAATGCTTCGTGTGTAGTTGGCTTAAAATAACATGTTCCTTTGAGTTTTTCTCGAAGAGTTAAAAAAAGCTTATGCGATATATTTGAAAATGGAGACCTATTGATTTGTCGCATTCGTTCGCACATATCGCTGTATGCTGTAATCGCATCATCCTCTGAATATCCCCTAAGTATATATCCATCAATTGATAATGATTTTTTACGATTTATAAGAGAAATTTCTTCAGTACTTTTAGATTGTAATGTATCTAGCCACGATTTAATTCTATTCTCAAATAAAATCTTCCCGCGTTCTTTCCCGTATTTTTCAGTATAAAATTTTAATCCATTAGTGGTTTGAACTCTACGCACTTGCTCGGCTGCATCAGATTCAGTCAATCCCTTACGTAACCAGTATTCAATCGATCTATGTGTATAAATGTTCTTGCCACGTGTTTTTTCAACTGATTTTTTGTTCCTCTCAAGTTGTATCTCTTTAACTTTGTCATTAGCCGCTGCTATATCAAATCCTAAATCTGTCCAATATTTTACAGTATTTTTAAAATGTTTGCTACGCCTGGTGTCCTGTTCGTGCTTAATTTTTTCAAAATTTTTCTTGCCATACCGTAAAAACGCAGAAACATTTGATCGATCAGTTGGTATTTTCATCAATCTACGTAACCTTCCAACATAATTTATTAAATCATATTTTATAAAAGTTGCTATAGTTATATGCCACGTTTCTAATGACTTGCAAGTTCGGTCTTTAAATACTGCATTTAATCTAGTTATCTGTAAATCAGTTAATGCAATATTTCCTAATATTGCAATAACTGATTTCCGTTTCATAAATCTTTTAGCCTGTTTGTTCAACATATTATGTTTCCTAGTATTATTTTTACATAGTATTTATTATTATGCTGGACAAACAGGTAAAATATTATTTCAATTTATATTGTATACGAACCTTGGCTGATGCAGGCAAACAACCACTCTGACCAGCAAACATCGTAACCTTGCCTAATGGGATTCCATTCCTAAAGTTACCAGATATTGCATAATTTAGTGCATAATTACCCGAATCTACCCAGTGTTTTGGATCATTAAATCCAACAGAAATACCTGGAATACTTTTTGTCAGATCTTTTCTAAATTTTGAGATGTCAAAAGGACGCATGTGTGTCTCCAATGCTATAATGATGATGTTTTTTGATGTCACAATTGTAACGAGGGATAACCCTCGTTACAATTTTATGATGTAGCTTACTTTCCTTGCTGACGCTTGCGTATTGCAGCAATAATATCATCAGGAGTTTGCATGCGGGGTTTTTCAACTTGTGTAGTTACAGATTGTGTAGCTTGTGACTGATCTTCCCATGGTGGAGTATCATCAGTTGAGGGTTTTGCCTGAACTTTATTCAGTATTGAATTACCTGTCATGGCAACAGTTGTTTTTGTTGATACAACTGTTGCATCTGCGTCACTACTTGTGGTGTCATTACGCATGCTAGTTGGACGGTAAAATTGGCCCCATTTATCAAGATCATATAGTTCTTGATCAACGCTAGCTTGGAATAGTTCCATTATAGCATTTAGATGTGCTTCATCTGGTTTTTTAGGCAGAAAACTACTTAGGTTCCATAATCCATGAGTATTCATAGCAGCAGTTTCTATTTCTGATAGAGCACGCTCCTTCATAGCCCACTTGCTTGATGCATAGTTTGCATAACCGCCTTTAGTAGTCTTGATAAGGTAGAAATCACGTCCGTGGTCGAAATCAGTAGGACTATTTTCGAGATCTTGATCCATAAGGATTGATTTAATAACATCAAACACTGATGGATTGATGATAAATCTACGGATCGGATTTTCCGGTTCCTGATCATCCTTATTAGGGTTTGATGGAACAAAGCCTTGGAACAGATAGCTCTTCTTTTTGTAATACTTCCGAGCCATGTCTTCGAGGCTCTTGTCTTTCCACCATGGACGAATTTCTGCTGTAATTGGACAAGAGCCTGCTTTCCACATATCTGTGCACGGAACTTGAACATCGACAGGTCTTCCAATAGGATCGCCTTTTACACCAGGAAATGGTAATTTAATGATTAAGCGTTCACACCAGAAAAAATCGTTTGATTCATCGCCGTCTGGTAAGAATCTAAGAGTAGCGCTTGAACCATCTGGATTATTCCAGAAAGGATAAATCGAATTGTCGCCACCGCCATTCTTTGCTCGGTCTTTATTGGCTTGTTGTGCCAGTAGTTTTGCTTGTATTTCTTTAAGACTTAGTGCCATTTTATGTGCCTCCTTTATGTGCCTAATTAGTGTCTAAGACAACTGTAGATCATCATTCTGTTCTACTGTTGACAATACTATTTATCCCAGTTGGTGAAAGCAAATTTGTTTTCGAAAAAAAATTAATCAAAAAGATCCAAGAAATCACTAGGATCAAGTTCGCACGACTCTATCCAGGCTTTTTTTTTGATAAATGGATTTTTGTTCCCATAACGGATCAGGGTCCATACCCTTGTTAATGAACGGTAACTGTGAAATAGACCACGGTCTAATATGTGTGGCTTTAAAATGTCCTAGAATTTCTTTTCCGCCCATTAGACTTTTCATTGCATAAAGAGATGGAAGGTGAAATTCGTCACCATGCATAAATTGCTCAATACCGTCTGTTAGTTGAGTGTCTAAAAAGGCACAGGTTGTTAGGTTAGCAGCAATAGCTCCGGCACGCCAATTAAAATCTGGAGCAAGTAATCCATTAACATGAGAAATGCAGTCCAATGACATTCCACTTTTATATGTAGGGTTAAGTCTAATTTTGGTTTCTTCTTCCTGAAATCCGCCCGGTGGACCCGGGCGATAAAGTATGTCTGATCGTATGCTCAATACATTATCATACACGAAATCATTATCAAGCTCATGTTGTCTTTTCATAATTCCAGCGTGATAATCGTATCAGGTTTGCTTCCAGTAAGACAATGGCAAAAATTTAAAGGTGTGTATAGCATTATTGCAAAATTCATATGACTTCTGCCTGTCAAAAATGCTTTGAATCTCGCTATCGTCAAGAAAAAGGTAATCTATAAGTCTTGAATTATCAAATATTCTGTGTATTGTATTGGATGTGCATGAATTATCACAGGCTAATACAACGTACCAGTCTGGGTGGTTGTATATCCTGTCAAACAAACGTAGGTTATATGGTAGCACATGTTCCCATGTCCTTGCTTGCCCTTTTACAATAATAGCGGTTCTCATGTCCATTTGTAAACCTTTAAACCGATTCTATGACCCAGCCATATTAACTTAGTATTAACATTTGCGTCAGGTTCATCAGCAATAACTCTATATGGGCAAACCGTTTCATTTTCAATTGCATATGTACAAGATGCCCACTTAATGAGTGCCCGTGGATGGCCAATTGCATAATTTTGTGTATCGCGCGAGTCTAATGTTGCAAAACAAATTTCGTCTCCTCTTAGAGGATTTGCCCAATTTGGTATATAATTCGCAAATGCAAAATCACATTGGCACCAAACAATAGCGCCTATCATAGATGAATTAGCGTAAGGCCAACGGGTAAAAAAAATTATTCGATATTAACTTTTTTTGTAGGACTAGACCGCATCTAGTAATGATTTTAAAAACACTATCATTACTAGTGCAGGTTGCTACAATATAATCTTTATCTGCAGGCGGCGCATTTATCGACGAAATAACAAGATAATCAAGCATTAAATTCCAGCAAGAGTTTTAATCCTGACTATTTCATCTTCTTTCATATGACTGCCTTCAGCAGCTATTGAGCGAGCTATTTCAGCTGATTTACTATAGAGGCCTCTATCAAATGATTCCCAAGTCTTATCTGGTTTGAGTTGATGTAATGCGTCCGATTGACCAACTACCATTACAGGCCATGCCTGAACAAGTACAGCTAACCTACCACCACTCAGTTTTAATACATCACCATCTTCTAAATCATCATCGGTTTGAGTTATATCATATACCTCGCCGTCACTATACTGTGTCATATCATGCACAGTTGGACTCATAGGTCCTTTTTCTTTCCGGCGTATAAGATCTTGTGCCGCAGACATTGACTTGCTTCTCTTCCAATCTTTATCTGTAAACGGTCCCTTTCCACCGAAGCCAGGAACATTGCCTTGTCCAGATTTTTGAACATATGATTTTAATGTATCAGATGATATTTCATTTAATTCATTATCTTCGCCAAACGCTCTTCTATACGAATTAGGATCCATGCTTGTTTTAGATCCAACGACGCTCAGGCCTTCGCCGCCTAACAGCAGATCATACATCAGCTTGACAATATCACCTGGTCTACGTTTACTGTCAATTGCCTGCGATAACCACATAACCTTTTGTGGCTTCATAGGCTTCTGGCTCGGTGTTGAAATTAATTTTTTGGCAAAATCTTTCATTTGACCAAGATCTTGTAACTTTTCTAGGTGTTTTATATCATCAATAGTGAAATTGTCAGCAGGACCTTCTTCTAAGGTGTCTTCACTTTCATCAACAACTATATCCAGTACATCTACAGGTGTGAAATAAACTTCGTCGTCGCCTTCAAATTTTACAGGATATTCATTTCCTTCTGGTTGGCCAACTACTACACCATGCTGGCCGCTTTCTTTATGCTTTACGTGATCTCCCTTAAGAAATCCATTAGATTCATTAAAGTCATCTTCATTCATTGCGGCGTAATCATCGTGGTCTATGTAAAAATCACTATCAGGATCGTAGTATTTTCCTTCTTTTGGATCATAGTACACAGTCTTTCCACTTTTAGTCATAAAAGGACCTTCAAGCCCTGATCTTTCTTGATAGCGATCTGTGTTAATTGGCCGCACTGCATGCCAACCTTCACCTAAGGTTGTAGCTTTTTCTCTAAAAGCTTTAACAGCTCGTCCAGGCGGGTCGTATGGCATATTGAGATTATCTACATATTCCCACTTATCGCCAACTTTTCTAACTATTTCGTATTCGTTTTTAACAGTGTGTGCGTCATGCCTATCCGGGAACCAAGTTAGATAAAGATCGCCCGCTTGGTCTATAACTTCTCCTGGAAAACCTGGAATAAATCGTATTTTACTTGTGTCGCTTGAAACTTCTGAATTTTCAACAACATTGTCTGCACCAAAAATTTTAGTTGGATCAAATTCACTTAAAAAATTATCTATCTCGATTTCTTCAGGTAGGTATTGTTCATCCTCTACAATGTTTAAGCTGCTGTTGATAGCTTCTCGTACAAATGACAAGTCTTCTTCTGTTGGGCGTCTATTATCTGCAATCATTATAGCTATTTCGGATAGTCTAGCTGCAGAACGTGTATCCTCACAAGCATCTGACAGTTCTTTCAACTGTAATTGCAATCTTTCCTGCACTGGCATTCCGGAAGGAACATTTGATACGTTTGGACGTCTAGACCATTTGAATTGAGGTTTTGCCGGAAATGGACTTGCTGTGCCGACATATCTAGCTGCAACTGACAGATCCGAATAGGTATCATCTCCTTGTTGGCATGAACATTGTTCAGCAAATATCTGCAAAAGATTTTCTGTCGCTTGTTCGTCAAGTATAACCGTAGGCGAAACAAGTATAGAAGCAGCGTTTTGATACCCTTTTGGGCCTTGTACCGATTTCATACGCTTGTTAATTAGATCTAATTGTTCTCTTATACCAACAATGTATTCACTTAAGACTTGATTTTGTCTCATAGTAAATGCAGCTCTTTTTAAAGAAACATAATCGGCACTGAGAGAATATAATGATTCTGCTATATCGTCAAAATTTGTGCCGCCGTTGCTTAAATGCCTTGCAAAAGCTTTGGCCCCATTTAGATGCAAATGCGGATATGCAAATCTTTCACCATTCTTGTTTTCAACAAAAATTGCTTTTACATGCCTTGTTCTAGCACCATGTTTGTCTTGATTAACAACATCACTGTGCCTAACAATAACTTTTGCCTCGCCGATGCGTTGAAAGGAACTCTTTGTTGTCCCAAACCATTTACTAATGTCTTTGCTTTCGTGTATGTTGTTCACGGCTTCCTCCCGAGGTTCTATTTCTTTGTCAAATACCTGCCAGATAACGTGTATGCCTTCTTTTTGTCCAACAGACTTTCGTATATGATGTCTAATCTTGTAAATTTTTGACCAGTCTTGCTCGTTGCTTAACTTTGGTGTTTTCAAGTTAATATAACTATTTTGTCCATTATCAATTACTGACACTAGAAATGTAAATTTTTCTAATGCAGGGTTATGGCTGCGATTGACTGCGAAAAATCTTGTTGCTTCGTCTGGATCAATTGTTTCATTGCCTTTTGCATCGTACATGCGTACGCTATCACATGAGCCTTTTAGAATTCCAAAAATCTTATTGGTAATAATTGACCAGTTAAAACTCATTACATGCTCCAGCAATATAGTCGTGTATTTAGTTAAGGATTACTGAAAACGGCAATGGATCTCTGTGTTCTGCCTCATTGTCGTCAAAAACGTCTTTGAGTAACTCGCCTACTTTATCATCCCAGTTTGTGACCATTTGCATCATTCTTACACATAACAATGTGCTCATAACACAATCATCGTGCTCGCCTTGTTTAGCTGCGAAACTATCGCCTTTGCTAACAAAGAACTTCAACTGCTTAACCAACATTTTACTATGTATTTTTAATTTGTTGCTTTCCAATAAACTTTTTAGTTTGGCACACGCATTTGCTTTACTGCGTCCATTGGTATTCAAACCTCTGCGGTATCTAATCAAGCCCGTTTTGCGAGGTTCATTTAATATTACAGCGTTGAAATTTTCCTCACCTATTTCCAAGATGGACTGTAAGGCTGCTTCGCCCCACGTGTTGTTTTCAAAAGTATAATAGATATCTGGTTCACCTTTATAGCCTTGCTTTTTACATTCTTGATATATGAAATTTATAATGAGTTGCATATTTCGCACTTGATTTGGAATACTAGTCTTGTTGCTTGTCCATTCTGCAATTTGTGTCATATCCGGCAGACTAAAAACCTGGATGCAGGCAGGGTCTTTACCAATGCCAGCACTTGGATCCAGGCTCACAAGATAGGTTTTGTCAGGTGTGATTGTGCTGTAGTAGCGTGTTTCACCAAGTTTAAAAAGGGGTTCATTTCCGCGTAAACGTTGCAGTGTTAGACTGCTTATCAATGTACTTTCTTCGCCTGCAAATTTGCATTCATATTCGCGTTGAAAACGCTCATCGCCGATTTTTGCTCGCTCAATTGCTGCCCATTTTTCGTCGCGACCTGGTACGTCACTGTAATGTGCTGAGAAAGCTTTGAAGCCGTTTATACCAAGCCCGTCAGGAACTTCAAACCCATCTTCATCTATTGTATTAACTGCGCCAAGCCAAAGCTCTGCAAATGTATCTTCGTCACTAGCAGGTGTCGATGTGATTATACACTTCCCACCTGTAGCTAGTGTAGGTGCCATAGCAGTCCAAAATTCCACTGCAACACGTGGTCTAACGTAAGCAAACTCGTCTAGGTAAAGTAAACTAATCGACATGCCTCGACCACTGTCCGGAGTTGTTGTTGTAGCTACAATACGCGATCCGTTGTCAAATTTAATAGATGTAACATTATATTCTACAACACCGGGTCGGATATGGTCGGGTAATTCTTCGTATGCATATTTTATACGCATCATAATTTCATTTGCGCTTTTGAATTTATTAGCTGCAATTAAAACAGTAACATCTTCGTTAAACATGGCATACCACAGCATATAGCCAGCTGCTGTTGTGGTTTTTCCGCTTTGACGCGGAATCATTGCAATGGTGTTGCGATTCTTCCAGTATGTCTTTACTAAATCTTTTTGGAAGTGATATGCTGTAAACGGCATTTTACCGCGCAAAGGATGCTGTATATACATAAAATGCTCCATGAACCAAAGAGGGTCCTGTGCACACTGCGCAAGTTCGCTAAATTGTTGCTGTGTTAGCGTTATTTTTTTAAAAGCTGGTTTTAACTTTTCATAATTGCTTGTATTTTTTGACATGTTAATTCAAACTATATAATTCGCTTACTGCGCGATATGTTTTTGGTTGATCTCCTGAAACACTGATTAGTATTTCAGCAATTACAGCATCTATAGATTTATGCCAATAATTTAGAAAATTATGAGTACGTAATAGTTCCGGTATGTGGTCTTCAAACCCCCAACTAAATTCCTGTAAAAGGCTAGGGCGATCTGGCATCCAGTAATATACTTTTAATAGTACGGGTTTTGTAGATTTTATTATCATTGTTGCCTCCTTCAAAAAACTAGAGGCAACTTTGATTATTTAAATGCATGTTGCCTCACTATTGTACTCATTGGACTGTGACTACCATCATCTACTGGTTCTTCATCATGTAGTGGATCTTTATCAAAACTGGGCTTTGTAGGGTCACTGAGCGGGCTCATGGCACCGCTTTCGTTTTCTCTTTCAGTTTCTTCCAGGTATTTGGTATAATCATTTATTAGTTTATTATGTAATTCCTGTATTAAACCATTATCACCTGCACTACCTTTAATGCGTTGCGGATTTTCAACTGCTTGCCAAATATATTCAGGTTCATCAATTTCTTCACCTTCGTCTTTGAATTTACGATGACCATAATCGTATTCAGCTACATCTTCTTCTAATTCAACATTTTCATCCATAGTTGGATCATAATAATCAATCTCGCCGCCACGTTCTCGTGCGTCAGCGCATCTATCGCATTGGTAGCCTAATTCAACATCTCTAGCTGTCAGTCGGTTAGGATAACCACATGTCGGACAAGGTCGATTGCGTATACCTGCTCTTAGTGAGCTGCGCCCGCCGGGATCTGCAAAATCATCATCATCAAAATCATCATAATCATCATCAAAATCATCATAATCATCATCATCATCTACGTTGTTTTCAGCAATTCCTGTAGTTACATCATCAGATGCGGGCTCAGCTGCTTTAGTTGGCAGTCCTGCATTTTTTCGCAAATCATTTAAGCCGTGCATAACATCTGCGTTGGCTTGTCCATCCATAGGCTCTTGTATTGGGCCGGCGTCAACTGCTTGCATTGCTTGGTCGTCAGCAGACATTTCAGGATCAACTGGAGCTCCAATTGGGGAAGAGGCAATGTCTGCAGTTTGCGTGTGCGGTTCAATTATTCCTGCTAGTTGTGCAATGCGTGCAACTTCATCAGCGTTGACACTTTGCACGTCTATCATGGTTGTGTCACTTGTTACGTTTAATTTATATGTGCGTTCCATTTTAGTTTTTCCCTTTTGGTTGCACCAGTTGCTTGGCTTTGCCGGTAGCCGGATCTTTTACAAACTTAACCTTTTGTTGAGCATTGTCGCTCATGGTGCCTTTACTATTGACATATGCTGTATCAATCGGTTGTTTTGTTGAACCAGCTGTAACAGGTTTTGGAGTATCAATATGAGCGTTGAAATCACTAGTGTCTTGTATAGGTTCTCCTGGATCAATATCTTCCATTTGTAGCCAGCTGAATAAAGGTGCCGATGGCTCAATTTCCATACTTGGACGACTGTCTGCAATACCAGCAAGATATGATAGTAAACCTTTGTTATATTCGTTTCCAAACAATGGTTCTACCGGTGGTTGTTCGGATTGATTGTACTCTCGATCTGTGCTTAATCTTGCAGCATGCTCATCACCGGCTGCTTCAGATTCTTTATCAGCTAATCTGCGCCATATGTCATAGTCAGCATAGCGTTCAATTGGTTCATTTGCTGCTCGTACAACAATATATTTTTCAGGTATATTTGAACAAAGTCTAAGATCCTGCTGTAAAATATAAGGGACGCAAGGTGTTCCAACTGTAAATTCCATTTTGTAGACATCCTTATTAGGAATGTCAATGAAGTCCATGTGGTCTTCTAATATTTTTTCAGGGGTAGTGATGTGTTTAAGATCAAGTTTCTTTAACCATTCTCCGATAATTTGTACCTGCTCAGCTGTTGGCTGTTGTGAAAATTTGATCACGTAATTGTGATCTTTTGAACTTTCAGCAAGATATTCACTAAAACTTTTCATTTCAGACGGCTCCTATGTTCTCTATTTATCACTGCTATTCATTTGACGCAGTTGTTTGAGTATCTCGTTCCTATCAAGTGCAACTGCTGTGCCATCTACAGTTTCTTTTTCCGGAGCTGTTTGCCTATCTAGTTTCAATTTATCAAGCTGCAATTTTAAAAGTTTCAGTTTTTTTTCAACTTTGTTGTTTTTGGCATCTACTGCAATTTTCAGCATGGCACTTGAACTGCTAAAAATTTCTCCTGCGTGTCTTACCTCTACATTCATACCCAATTCTTGTAAATCTTTGTGGGCCTGTATAGCTAGATTAGCCAGTTCATCCATTTCTGTATCATGGACATCATGCCCATCAAGTTGATGTAGTTGCGATTCTATTTCTTTAGCGTCAGCGAGGGCTTGCTCTAGGTCATTTTCCGTAATTTGATATTCCGGTGTCATGTTTGGTAGGTCAAGTGCGTCTTCTAATTTGGCAAATGCTTTACTCATAACCGTATTTACTTATTTTTATTTGTTTCGTTTAATATTTTTGCCTTTTGCAACGAATATATCATCTTCTGTAAGAATTCTAAATTGTAAACCGTGTTTTTTGCAATACAACATTGCGGCCGCCCATTTTGCAGTATTGACAACTAGCGCAGCCTTGTCTCTTTTGCTTTTAGCGTTTTCCAATATAGCTTCTTTACGTGGCTTGACTTCGATTATTTCAGCTCTTTGTTTTCCAAATTTATCTTTGTAGACTACCATAAAATCTGGATAATATGTATGTAATTTACCAGTCAAAGGATTTTTATAAGGAATTGAAATGCTTTCACTTGCCCAGTTTATGACATTAGGATGAGTATCAAGCAGTCTCATTACCCGCAGTTCCCATGCGCTTCTATATACTGGAACTGCATTACCTACAAGCTTTTTTGGATTCAATGGTGTAAATTCACCTTGGCTGTATTTTGTCATAATTTACCCTATAATTGCTGCGCTAAGTGATCCTCGTAACGTAGGATTTCTGGGCCATGGTGGCGACCATGCGGATATCTGTTGATTTACCACTCCGACTGCTGTAGTTGAAGGTGCAAGAGCGTTATATGCGGCCAGAAGTTGTAAGGTTGGCCCTGCTGGTGTAATTAACGTGCTAACCGGGATTCCTTGTGTAGCTGCAACATAGGCTGCAACGGACGCGATGCTTTGTACCAGCTGTTGGGGTACGCTACTTCCATAATAACCGGCAGCGAGTGAGAGTGCAGTTGCGGAAATTATAGGATTATTACTTTGTTTGGGATTGGCTAGTAAAGCCGATGCAGGGCTTGGCAGGGCAGTCAACAGCTGGCCAGTTAGAGTATTTTTATACTGTAATCCGCCGCTGGCAGAAGTTATTGCTATCTGGCCGCTTTGTTGAGCTATCTGTTGTGTGATCGTTTGTGCAGTAAAATTGTTAGGTGTAGGTGTTTTGGTACCAAAATTTAGATTGGTAGACAAAGATGTTGTAGGGATTACCGCAGCTGGTAAAGATGCACCCGGAGCAAAGGCTATAGGGCCTGTACCTGCAGTCGGTGGCGGAGTAGCCGGTAATGATAAAATTGGAATAGTCGGGTTGGACAAATTGTTTGATTGAAAGGTTGGTACCGCTATAGTCGGGTTTGTATTTAGATTTGTGGATGTAAAAATTCTAGGTATCGCTCCTTGTGTTTGGAACGCAGCCGTTTGACTTGGATTGATAAAATCATCAGCATCAAACCCAAAGTTTGGCATATAGCCATAGGGTGCGCCAGTAGACGATATAGGTTGTGCGAATGCAAAATAATCTAGTGCTTCATATTTAAGTGTTAGGTTAACTGTTGTAGGGTCGCTTGATGAGTAGTCTTGATTTCCCCAATCAACTGAAGTTATTTTTGGATTGACGTAGTTAAATGCAGTATAGGTGTTTGCAAACAACGTATATACACTAATGCCTGTAAAAAAATTAGTTTGAGCGTCTAATATAGGCATGAAACCCCAACCTGCTCCTAAAGAAAATGTAGGGTCTACTGGGGACTGTGCGTAATCGATACTTGGTGTGGTAGGAGATGTGGTTCTACGACTATCAGCAAAATAATAGGTAAAATAATCGACCCATGTTGCAAGAGGACTGTTATCAACTGTATCGTAAAGAGTTAATGACGCGTCTTGGTATTCAATTTTTTTATAAACAACGACCTTTTTATTATATTGATTCAAATCTTCGGCTATGAGATTCACTTTTGGTCTGTCAACAGTTTTAACCTTAAACGTGAGACTTCTGTTGCCATTGTATGTATTAATTGCGTTGGTGTTACTATTACCAAGCATTGTTTGTGCACCAGGGCTTAGGAAAAATTGTACATAAAATTCAAACGACGGTTTTGGAACAGCCGTCATATATTGTCCTTGATTGCTTGTGCCGAATGCTCTACTCGCAACTTGTGGTGATCTTAAAAATACCTGTGTCATAAAAATATTTATCATAAAAAAACGGCGCAAATTGCGCCGTTTTTTGTTCTGCATGCCCGGAGTTGAATAAAATTAAACTGATGCAATACCACTTGAAAGCGGCAAAGCTGGATTGAACGCTAGCGGAGCAATGCCCGTCAACGCCGCTTCATCGCCTTGTGTAGCATTGTCGTATCTAACTGTTAGCGTTAGCATAACTGCATCCGAACTACTATAATCCATGCTATCATATGCAACTGTTTCTAAATAACAACCTTCCAGATACCAACTCTCTAGTACAGAATCATTTAGTCCTTGTACGGTTCCATCTAGTGTTTGAATAAACATAGAGAATTTGTAGTTAATACCAGCAGCAGCAGCTGATTGCGTATAGTGGTTCATCTGTTTCTGCAGTTGACCGCTAACCATTGAAGTAATGTTATTTGTTACATCATCTCTAAGGGTAATTTCAATAGTCTGCCATTCTGGTTTTTGAGCTATATATGTTATGTTGTTATAGCTGTGTAGCGGTGTATTGTTAAATTGTATCGACGGACGTGCAGCCGTGACTACTTGAATGGTAAAAACAGTTTGATTGCTGGCTCCTGTAGATCCAAAACCATTTGTTATGATTCTAAATCTGTGTTTTAGTTTTGGCATTAGAATACCTACACCAGTTTGAGCAGGCAATGGTACGCCAAATTTGTCTACTGTTGTCAGTCCAGGATTAATTGGTGAAACTAATGACATTATATATCCTCCGTATTTGCTATCTTATTTATGACGCAGTCTTAATTTCTAAGGGTGGGGTATTTTGCAGTTGCGGTTTGAAAAAATTATAATTGACAATGATCTATACATGTGATTCTGTAACAAGTGATACACTGTCTAACGAGTTGTTGCAAAAACTCGAATTATTTGTTAGTAACCAGCAAAACGAGCATCACGATCATCCAGCCGTAATAAACATGGGGCACAATCCCTACACAGGACTATTGTGGAATATTCAAAAACAACATAGATGGCAAAGTGCCCAAGGTAGTATCGCTATCCTACTCCATTCTGATAAGATAGTAGGACTAAGCTGCGTTGAATTATCAGATGAATATAAAAATTTCAATATAACAATCGGCGGGGTTCGCTGCTGGCTTGATAAAAGACATAGGACAGAAAATCAAGTAACCAAATATCTTTTGTCACAAAATTTGTCATGGAGTATTAAACAAAAAGCTGATGCTATGATGCTTACATTTAACGACTATAACAAAATCATTTATGATACTATACGCAACAAAACACAAGGAAGAGCTGCCGGGTTAGGAAAGATATGGAGTTCTTGGTGGAATAATTGTATTTGTATTTCACGCCCATTAATTGTTAGAAACACTGCGCAATGGTGTGTTTTAAAACCTATAAACGAATTAGTAACGCTGCAAATAGCCAAGGAACTCGAGTATGATTAATGTATATGAACAATTTGAATTAACCTTAGGAAATCATCTTCAATATTGGTTTAACGATAACAGAGGGCAACATTGGCGAAATGATCCTTTAGAAGTTGCTCATTGTTGCGTAGGTGAGAATTACATCAATGCGCAATCAAAAACTTTTAATCAATCAATAACAGACACAGCAAATGTTTTTTATTCAAGGCATGGCAGTGATTTTTTGCTCTTTCTTAGTGGCGGGCTAGACAGCGAAGTGGCATTACAAACTTTTATAAATGCTAAAAATACAGTGAAACCTTTTATTATACGTTTTACTAATGAGCTTAATAAAGAAGATGTATCCGACGCACTGAGATTATGTAACACCAACGGAATAGAGCCTATCATATATGAATTTGATCCTTTACAATTTTTTCATTCAGGAGAATGGAAAAGAGTGGCTGAGACATATCAGTGTTACACATTCTATCAACAAATGTTGATTTACATTGCAGAACGTACAAGGAAACCTATGATCACTGTAGATGAGGTAGAAGTTGCCAAATTGTCAGACAAATGGTATTTTGTAAAAAAGGAAGATCAGGACGGTTGCTGGCATAGATTTGTAGAACGCACTAGTTGTCCCGCATATAATAATTTTTATACGTACGATCCTGCTACAATTTTAGCATTTATTCAATCGCCTACTGTGCAAAATCTTATAAATGACAAAATACCAGGTAAACTAGGCTGGAATTCCAGTAAACACAAAATATACACCGAATTAACGGATTTTGATCTTATTCCTAGAAATAAACGTCACGGAATGGAAAGATTAATGCATATATGGTGGTATGTATTAGAACACACTGCTAGAATATTGCATAATTCGCCTGTGGATTTTAAATTTGAAGCAACATCGATAATTCCGCAACTTTCCACAGGCAAAGGTTTAATATGCAATTCTCTGTAAAATGGTTAGACTACAGCGACAGACACGTCATTAAAGACATAGCCAAATCTGTTTACACCAAACCAAGTCACTTATACCCTACAAATTTAAGCGGTGATTCTCCTCTCTATAATTATTTTTTGGTGCCGCCATCGGTTATAGGTTCTGATCAGCGTAAGGTTGCTGTAATTGTAAACAGCAACGGAGAGCCTGTTGTTGCAACAGGTGTTCGAGAATTAGGAAACATTCCTGCTTGGTTATTAAGTTGGACTGTAAGTTCAATATCTTCTATGTCGTTTGTGGCTGCATGGAGACAAACCTTAAATTTTACAACAGCCTATTACGAATCAAAAAGTATAAATGAATTTTACGTGGTTAGTCCGGTTGAGCGCGAAGAAGCATATAGTAGAATGACAAGTTTTATGAGAAACCGATATTGGACTTTTGTCGAGCAAACTATCCCCAAAGGCACTAGGCCAACACACAGTCTTTATCATACCATAACTGGTAACATTTTATATACATATGATATAAACATAAGAAGGTATATTTTGAAAAGAGATCCTGTATGATTAATTGGTTAAAGCAAAACTATCACACATATAAAGTAACTGGACAAATTCCAGCATTTTTTGCCATAATTGGCCCATATCATTTATTAGCACTTATAGGCATAATTGCTGCATATTTCACATGGTCTTGGTACTATCTTGTATATTTTGTGCTTGGATATGTTGTTTTTGGAGGTATAGGCGATGCGGTTATATTACACAGACACCTATCTCACAATAGTGTTGCGTTGCGACCCAGATTAAAACCGCTACTATATTGGATAGCTTGTATAACAGGCCAAGGCTCGCCAATCTGGTGGGCAGCATTACACCGTGGCTATCATCATGCTTATTCTGATAAAGAAAAAGATTTGCATTCACCTATGAAAGGTAAATGGTCAGCTTATATGGGATGGATGTTAGCCATTACTCATGATACTGTCAATTTGAAGTATGCGGCAACCTTACTAAGAGATAAACATTTGATTTTTTTCCATAAACATTACAACAAAGTGATATGGGCTACCTTAGCAGTAATCTTTACAATAAATCCAATGTTCTGTCTATGGTTTGTAGTTATTCCGTGCGTATTTGCGCTACACAGCGAAAATGCTGTTAATTTGCTCTGTCATCTGACTAATTTTGGATATAGAAATTTTGATACAAAAGACATGAGTCAAAATGTATGGTTTCTAGGTTTTTTCAGTTGGGGACAAGGATGGCACAATAATCATCATTCATGCCCAAAAAGCTTTGATTTTGGTACTACAGTAAGTAAAATTAGATATGAATTTGACCCATGTATGTTGCTATTACCTTTGGTGGCACCACGGTCAGAATCAAAACGTATATGGAAAAATTGGAGAGAACAATGCGTTGGATAGCAATAGCTGCAACTGTGGATAATCAAGTAATAGCAGCGCATGATGATATAGTTATTCTAGAAACAATAAGCGATTATGATTTTGAGGCTATTGTAAAAGTATACGGTTTAAGCGATGACGAGTATAATCAACTTAAACAAGGTAATCTTAATTTTAGAGTACGATTTAATAACCTGCGTAGTACCTGGCTAGAAGCATACAATCGTGATGCTCGGATAGTTGAACTATCTGTCATTTATAGTGCACGAATAAAGGCATTGATAAACTTAAAAGGAAGGCTAGAGCACGGGCTAAACAAACATAGAAATCTTTTGACAGATCAAAACAACGTCTATGAACGGAAAGCCAAGGAAGCTATCCAAATTCTAACCAATAAAGAAAGCCCTTTTCGCACTGATGGATTTGTTAGAGACTTTGCAGAAGAATCAAATATAGACGTTGATTCTGCAGCAGCGCAGATTTTATTAAAACATAACGGTTGGTACCAACATATGCGTAAAATAGAACGATTGCGCATTAGACATTTCACTGCAATCAAACAGGCGAAAACTGAGCAAGACTTTCAAACAGCAGCAGCAAATCTTGATAAAGATTTGTTTATCAATATGTTACTGTGACCAAGGAGCACACATGGAATTAATCTATTACACACCTCACAAACTATACTCGTATCAGAACATTGCTGCACTTGATCCAGTACAAGTTTCATTTTCTCAAATGTTCAATGCAAGTATAAGTCTGATAGACCGGTCTGGCACTATTAATTGCCCACCTGTACCTATAACCGTTCTTAATCCGTTAAGAGAGTGGATCACACCAAAATCGTTTAGTGAAATAGCATATAACAGGTTTGATACTCTATTGAAGCAGGCTATAAATCAAAACAAGCAACTTGTTATTTTCTATAGCGGTGGCATTGACAGCACGCTCATTGCTGCGTTAGCTATTGCGCACGAATCTTTTGAACAATATAGAGAGCGCATGTTGCTTGTTTTAAGCGAGGACAGTATTAAAGAAAATCCTTGGTTTTGGCATAACAGTCTCAAAAAAGCCTGGAAACATAGAATTGCCAATTCAAATGATTTCCATAACCTAATAGCAGATGCTAACAACATATGCATAACAGGCGAATTTGCCGACAATATATTTGGCAGCCTGACAGTCAAAAGTTATATGGATGTCACAGGCGATACCAATGCTATACATAAAAAATTCAATGACACTGGTAAACAATGGTTGTTGAAAAAAGTTACCAATAAAGATCATGTAGAAGCGTGCGAAGAACTTATGGACAAGATTTTTTCATCAAATCCGAAAGGGTGTATTACTAACCATGACTGTTTTTGGTGGTTGAACTTTGTTTTAAAATGGCAAGCAGTCAAGTTGAGATTAGTGAGTCATGCGCCTACGCCAGCACATGTGAATAGCATGATCAAAAATATTGTACACTTCTTTGAAACACCTGAATTTCAAGATTGGGCAGTTCTAACAGAAGAACCAAAATTACACAATAGCTGGAGCAGTTACAAGCTTCCTGCTAAAAAGCTCATATATGATATAAATCATGACAAGGAATATTTTGAGTATAAAACCAAATATCCAAGTATTCCAAGTCTAACAAGATATGCAAATATGTATGATTTTATATATTATGATAGAGGTAGTGATGTTTATCTGCCTTCAAAATTTCTGAAAACGTAAAAGTGAAAATCTAATGCTGTCATTTGACCCCAATAAAAATTACGATAGAATTTTTTCAACCTCCATTCCAAAATGGTTATGTGCAGCATCTGACGTTCGAGAGTCAGCTTATCTAGTACCACATAGTGATCAAAGTACGGTTATTTTTCAAAAAGATAATAACATAACAGCATTGAGTAACATTTGCGCACACAAGCAATCGTTAATTTTTAAAGAGCATACGGGCAGATTAGGTACAACTATTACATGCCCTGTGCATAAATGGACCTGGGAACGTTCCGGTGCTATAAGAAAAGCACCAGGATTTGAAAACCAAACAACAATGAATCTTAACAATATTCCTGTGTATAATTGGAATGGACACATTTTTAAAGGGCCCGATAATTGGTTGCAGGATATTGAAAAATTAGGAAATAATACTTCATTTGTGAACATTGATAATTACAATTGGCATAGTCATCAAAAATTAGAATATAATTTTAGCTGGACTATTTTTATGGAAATTTTTCTTGATCTTTATCATGTAAAAAGTTTTCATCCAGGTCTTAGATCATTAACTGATTGTAAGGATTTTGCATGGAGTTTCGGTGATAATTGGTTGGTTCAAACAGGCAGCTTCCGTAGAGAGATGCCACTAGAACCTACATATAAGAATCTGTATGATTTTTATGTTAAGAATAAAACCTACGATACTGCTAAATTTGGTGCTGTATGGTTGTTAATCTATCCAAACATTATGATAGAATATTATCCAGGGTGCATTGTTGTCAGCACAGTTTGGCCCAACGGGCAACACAAATGTATTAATTATTTGGACTTCTATTATGAAAAAAATCTGCTAGACATATATCCTAACTTTGCAGATGCTATGTTTGACTGTTTTATGGTAACAGCCAACGAGGACGAGGAAATAGGTCAAAGAATGCAAGCTGGAAGAGCATTAACACATAACAGGCTGCCACTTTTTAACCATCCAACAGAGGAAGTAGGTTACACTCCGTTTTTCAACTGGCTGGACAAACAACTAAATGAATGCGAGGTTCCCACCCACCGTTGTAAATAAAATGCTCCTTGCGTGTATTGACCTTGTACCAGTGTCCATTAGCTGGCAGATGATAACATATTGATCTAACTGCATTATTTCTAAAGCATTCGCCAAAAATTGCACTAATATTAGTCTGTAGTACAAGATGATATCTAATCTCTTTGTCAAAGTGCATACTTAATCCAGTTTTAGGCATAGCAAGCATATATCTAACTCTGCCCAGGTTTATTTTTTCATGCAAGGCAAGTTCTGTTACTATTTGCTTAGTATAATCTGGGCAGTAGTCATTCCAGTTACTAAATTCAGCTTCTGAACTTATTGGCAATTTAGTTTCTGGATCATGAAGTCCGCCGCATGAATCTTTCCATTGGTCCTGACAATTGTCGCGATGTCGTAAGCCAATTTGATTATACGGCAGCCAATTCACATAGTTGGCTAAAACAGTGTCTAAATCCTGTCTGACGATTTTGTAATCAGATACGTAGCTTAACTTTTCTACAAATGCCGTCAATTTTTATATCCTATTAACATATACCTTGAAAATTGCCAGGCAGGGTATTCGAAATCAAGTTTCCCGCTAAATTTCAAGTCCAAATCATATTGTTGTTCAAACTCTGCTAGAGATGACACACAACTAACATGAGTTGCGTGTGACATATTATTACTCTGTAATACAAGAAGTGTTCCTTGTGGAATATCGTCGACCCACTTTGTATCTTCAAAATGTTCAACACTGCAATTTATAATAATTGTCGGTTTTTCATTGGTAAAATTCATTTGATTACAATCGGCTGTAAATGCCTTAAATTTCCAACCTTGCCAAATCCAGTTTTCCAATAATAAATCAGCTATCGATTCTGCCGACGGATCTATGTCAAAACTTCTTATATGTTTGATAGGAATATTATTCCTACTTAATAGTAGAAAAGACATCATACCATACCATCCGCCGTATACCCAAACAACTTGAGGTTTATCAAACTTTATTTGTTCTAATTGTTCGCATAACCAAATTTTACTACTTATTTGACCACTTGTAAAAGCATCGGGATTTATGCTGATTGTATTAGGCATGTCCAAGTTGTCCATATGTATTTTCCTCTGAGTATTCGAGTGTGAGCATCATGCTGCGATGAATAATATGTGTAATAATTTTATCATATTCCATTCGATAATTATCGGGAATACGTGCTAGAATCAAACCTAAATTTGAAGCCAACGCACTTATAATACAATTTGCTGTCTGTTGAGGATCTAACGTATCAGATATTTTCGATTGTATATGATAAATTGTTTCATGAATCATACTGTTACAAACCGTTTGCATTTCTATCAATAGGTCATCATCTTCGTCCATTGAAGTCTAGGTCCTTTTATTTTTTTTAAGAGTGTTTCAACTATTGTGTTAGATAATTCATCTTTGTTTTCTGGATAGGTGATATCTAGCCATTCTGCAATTTCTACACATGTTCTTTTATTATCCGCAACAAGTCTTAGCATTTGAATTGCTTCTTCTAGCTGCATTTCAAGGGCCTGTATACGAGTTATTGAACGAAAAGTTGGCATAATTAATACTATGCACTAATTTGACTAAGATATGCAAATAACAATAAAAAAAGGGCCTACGGCCCTTTTTTTATGAGTTAATTGCCGCAAGAGTTGTAGGCAACGGAGCACCTGTTGCAAGAACCCTTACTGGAATATAGATGAATTCTATTGCAATTTCTGGTTGTATAGCGATATCTATCCATAATTGATTTGCTGCTATTGTTGCAGGTGTATTATTACTAGAATCACATACCACCGAGAAATCGTACAGTGCTCTAGAGACAACTAGCTGTTGCAGATATGATGTAAAGACCGCTGCTACATTTGCCCTTGTCGTTACATCATTTTGTTCAAACAAGAATGGCTGTGCCAAATTATTGAGGTTATAAGACAAATATGCAACTAATCTAGCAACGTTTACTCTATCAAGTGCACTTTGTATAGGATCAAGTGTTTTTTGGCCCCATACTACCAATCCTCTGCCTGGCATATATGCTACAGGGTTGATTGAATTTTGATATAATACATCTCTTTGACCCTGATTTAGGGTTACAGGAATATAATTTCCAGATGCATTTAGATAACCAACACTAGAGACAGAGCTTACCAAACCGCGGTTGAAACCTGCCGGTGCAAACCATGGAAACGATACGCTATCGCTGTAGGCTATTGTAGTAAGTGCTATCAGACTTGGAGGAACAACAACGTTGTTACCTTGTAAATCTGCTGTTAGACCCCATGGATACCATAGTCCAATGTATGAACTGTGTGTTACCAACCCTACATCGCTATCGGTAGCAGAATCAGCCGCATTGGTAGCCCAATTTTGTATCGAAGTACCAGTTGGTTGTAGTGTTGACGGAGTGTCACCTACAATGAATGCAACATTATTCTTATCAACATTTAACTGTACCATCTCAGCTATGCATTCTGGATAACCTGGTGTGGCAATCAAATTGAAGTAGTTTTGACTTGCTCTAGCATCTTGACTTGCTACCAGTGCTGCATTTAGAGCTGCTACAATGACTGCACGTTGAGCAGCAGGACCCATATATGGAGACCCGTCTGGTGCATTGCCGCTGTAGGTTACCCATGTGTCTGTTGGATACTGAGTTCCAACATTTTGTGGGAAATAGTTAACAACCCATTGCTTTACGTTATATGTACTGTATCTTGTGTTAAAGAGCAGAATATATGGAGGATATAGCAGCGGATTTGGTGCATCAGGGTCAACAAAGGAACTTAGAATCATTGCAGAAGGAGCAGTTGAGCCATCTACCTCACCGTTAGCCGTAGCTCTTGCATCGGCAAAAATGATACCAGCACTTGTTGAATGATCGGTATTGTCAATCTGTATCCATGATGCTGTTAAGGCGTTATATCTATAGATAGCAGGATATGGAGTTATGTCAGTGTTAACCCAAATATCATAGTCAACTAATGGTGCACCTGTACTTTGAGTTACAGGAGTTGCTGAGCTTAAAATAGCACCGTTTGGATCAGTACCTGGATACATCATTTTATAGCCTAGCCATTGTTCTCCATTGTTCACCATAATATCAACTTGTAGACTGTTATTATACCATAAAGTTCCATTAGCTGGTGGACCATTTGGGGCTAGTCTGCTTGGAACATAATCTAGTTCTACCCATGAAGTACCGTTCCAAATTTGCAGTACAATGTTACCTACAGCAGGTGATAAGCCATAGTAATTGTATTGAGCAAAGATGCTGCCTATGCCCTTTAGTCCACCAAATGCTGTGTCTGCTGCAGATGTTGAACTGTAAAGTGGTATGGTACCTGTATTTGGCACAGTATTCTGGCTTATCCATTCGCCGCTTACGTAACGTTTGACAATTAGGTTTGTACCAAGACCAGCTGGTGTTGTATTAAGCCATACATTGTTCATAGCCAATTGATAGAGTTGGCCAGGTACTGTAAGACTTGGCGAGTAACCTTGATAAACCATTGTGCGAGCAAATGTTACACCGGCTGCAATACCTGCATTGTACAATGGACTGCCGCTTAGATCTTCTAGTGTGAAGGCAGTACCGTTATTGTTGGTTATAACCAATTGATTACTTGTACTGATAGATGCTGAGATTGGCCCTGCAGGGAAAGCAACAGTATTGATTTCGTTTACAAGTCCTGCTAGATTGTTGTATGGGCTTGCTGGTACGTGAACAACTACTGGGCTTAAACCAGGTAATGTTATGCTAAAACTAGTGCTTGTCAGCCATGTTGATGTTAGATTAAAAGTAGCTCCTACACCAGTGCCACCTGTGATTGACACCGGATTACTTGGATAAATTGTGTAATTACCCGGTGTTGATACAGAAACGTTGTTTACACCCCATGTTAGGTCGATAGTAGCTCCTACACCCGCACCACTTGTAGCCGAAGCACTTGTATTCATAGTAGGTGGTGTAAGACCTGTAAATTGTCCAGCTTGAGTGATTGTTACACCTGTAATACCACCGCTGCCATTAATTGCATCAACAGTTACAATTACTGTAACAGGATAATTTGCATTGTTACTACCAAATGTTAGGGTATCATTAACACGATATCCTGTACCTGGGGAATTTGGATTGGCACCTACAACTTGTAAACTATTAACCGTTAGTACTGTAGGTGATGTTTGTGTGCCGCCGTTTACAGTTAATAGGTCGCCGTTTAGATAGTTACTTCCTGGTGCTACCACACTAGCAGATTGTGTTTGAAGCGTAGCAGCAGTAAATGTTGGATTACGGACGCTACCTGTTACACTTGCCCAGTAGGTGTTTGTAGGACTAATACCACAGTCTTCCCAAGGTGTATTGTTTCCGTATTGGTCGGTTAAATCTTTAATATAGATCTGAGTAGAATCAAAATTAGTAAGTGTTAGGTAGTTATTGCCGCCTTGCGTTGTGATAGATGCTACAGCATTTGTGCCAACAAGTGCTGTATTTAGAGCGGATACAAACCCTGCTAGGGTATTATTAGGGGATGCTGGTACTTGTACTGTTGTTATAGAACCAGACCCAATTTGTATAGTGCATTGTTCTAATGCGATCAATGTTGGATTAGGCTTTGTACCAGTAATCACTGTAGGAACGGCACCTTGCCATGAGAAACCAGGGTTTTCAATTTCTGTAGTGCCAACTTGGAACCACCAATCTGTTGTGCTATTACTGGTTACAAGTGTAATTTTTTGGAAAATTGAGTTTGAATAAAGGCCTTCTGCATCTTCAAGTGTGTTGACAGCATAATTGCCGGCAATGCCTAAGGATGCCACAGGCGCCACATAGTTAACTGGATCAGCAGACAATCCTAGATCTGCAAGAATACTTGGCGTGCTTGTAGCAGGAGGCTCACCGCTCAATGTTATTTGTTGAGTGTAATCGGAACTTATTATGCGTATGTTGAAAATGTCCCCATAACCACCGCTCGATAGTTTTCCTTGTTTAATGAAAACACTAGCTGATATGCCAAGTAATTGCAGTGAAACATTTGTATTAATAGTACTAGCTACTTGAGATATGCTCATCCCTGCTGTTAGTTGCACAGGAACATTGTTGATTGCTAGTATACCATTATGAGTGATACAGCTAGCAGAACCACTTGTGATTGGACCGTTAGCTACACTCAACCCCTGTACCATTCTTTCTAATTGTTTTGAGGATGTAATTACTGTAGGTGTTTGAGACTGCCATGCATAGGCAGGATTTATGTTACCATTACTTTGAAAAATGCCCCAACTTGAATTTGTTAGGTCTAACCAATAAGTACCTGCTGTCGTTGGGCCAGTTGGCTCAGTTGTGCTAGGAATCAGTTGGTCTAGGTCTACGTCTGCTCGTATCACAAAGGCGTTTGATGCAACTCCGAGATATGTATAAAGTGTGAATAGTCCAAGTTCATTTAGCTCGTTGTTGTATTGAACAGACCCACCTGAGCTATAAAATGTTGGATTTCCAAAAGTCTGTAGTGCATCTCTCTGGCTAGTAATAAGATACAGATTACCTGCATTAGCAGGCAATGTACCTGGTGCAATTGCTGTAGTGCTCCCTGGTGCTAATTTATTTGAAGCTGTAGCAATTACAATTAATGGAACGGTTCCCGGGCCGCTTGTGCCATATGCACTTTGGTCAATAATTTGAACCTGTACGCCTGGGGAAACTAAAGTACCTGACATGATTTACCTCACGTTAAAATTTTTTGTCGCAAACTATTTATTCAATCGCCTGTAAAACCACATGGATATAACGCTTAGGTACTTGATATTATTTCTTTAACAAAATAAACTGTCTATATGAGTAAAAAAATTATCGGTGTTTTAGGATTTATAGGTTCTGGCAAAGGGACCATAGGTAACTATCTTGTTTCAGACTATAATTTTGTGTCAGTTTCATTTGCAGCAGCACTAAAAGATACGTTATCAGCAATCTTCAAATGGCCCAGAGACATGCTAGAAGGCGATACAGCTGAATCACGTATATGGAGGGAAACTGAAGATATATGGTGGTCTAAGAAATTGGGCACAACTGTAACACCAAGATGGGCTATGCAGCAAATTGGTACTGATCTATTTCGTCATAAATTTCATAACGACATTTGGTCATTAAGTCTTGAAAGACTTTTGCACAATTGTCATTCAGACGTTGTCGTAACAGACGTAAGATTTCCTAATGAGTTAGAAATGGTTAAAAACCTAAACGGTCAGTTATGGTGGGTTAAACGAGAAATACCCAATTGGTATGATATTGCACGAGAAAATCCACAACTTATGCCAAGCTTGCACCCGCTTGTTCACGTGAGTGAATACATATGGATTAATTCCGGGCCATTTATAGAGCTGGATAATACGTCGACCTTAGATAATTTAAAATTACAAATAGATAGATTACTATAATGGAAAATATATGTTTTAGCGGTGGAGCAGCCGGCGCAGATCATGCCTGGGGTCTCATGGCATTAGATAGAGGGCATAATCTGATACATTTCAGTTTTAATGGACATAAAACAAGCTCAAGCTCTAATATAGAGCTGTTGTCTAAGACACAATTACTTGAGGCAGATGTTAGACTTATAGAAGCAGCCAAGTCCATGCGTAGACGTTATCCTTCTCAAAAAGAAGGCGTAAACAATTTATTGCGCCGTAATTGGTACCAAGTTAGATTTGCCGAAAGAGTCTATGCAATAAGCAAACTTGTAGACGATGATCCAGGAAAATTAAAAATTGCAGGCGGCACAGCATGGGCCTGTCAAATGTATGTAGATAGATGGTACGAAGAGAGAAATTTTCCAGAGTGTGAGTTGTATCTATTTGATATGAATACAAACAAATGGATGCAATGGTGGGAAACATGGAAAGAAATAAAGGAACCGCCAACCCCTCATGGTAGATACGCAGGAATTGGCAGCCGTGATATTACTGACGAAGGCATACGTGCAATTTTTACAGCCTATGGATGAAGAGATAGCCCTTCAAAGATGCTTGTAAATTTTACATCATTGCGATCTCCAACGAACCAAGCACAGGTTAGCTCTGGGCGCACCATTAGAACCTTGCCGTTATCCATAACTTTGATGATCTTGGTTGCATCGTCTTGCGGGATGAGGTTTGCAATTTCCATACTCTCAACAAAGAATGGATAGCTAGGATCAATCACTCGATCATAGGCGATCTCGCTCTTCAGCTTGCCAAGTACAGCATCCATGATACCGGTAATCTGTGGTCCTGTTGCACCAAGCACAATGGTTGTGTTGAAATGATCAGCCCCTTGTTCAAGACCTAGATTCACATATTCCTGTACCAGGATGTGCAGACTGTGTTTGACTACCATTTGCACGCCAGCATGATGCACTTGTGCAGCTAGCTTCCCAGAATTCATGCTGGGTAAATCTGTACGTGCCAGTACGTAAACGGCTAGATCTCGATCTTCTCGATCCATTTGAAATTCCTATTAATTATAATTTAACATAAGATAGCATAGAAGTTTTAAACAGTCAACGATTAACCTATGACAATTAACGGCGGATTACTTGCATCTATATAGAGATCTAGTTCTTTTTCTAAACCTTCGCGTTCCGCTATTGCCTCTTGTTTTAGTGCATCGCCTTTTAGTGTTGTTCCTCCGCCTGGACCAACTATGGTATTATACTTGCTGTATGCTTCACCTAATTGAGTTTTACACCAACTCAAAGCATATGACCTTATCCACGGACGAATAAAAGGATCTTGTAGTAATTCGTCGTCTACTCTTGTTCGCTGACACCACAATACAACAGTTTCTCCTCCGGTTGGCTTGCGTATCAGTTGTAAAACTTTAGTAACCGGATTGAATGTGTAATTCATATATGCACCAAACATACGCCCAGCTTGTTTCAGATATTCATTGAACAATTCGTAGGTTAGTAATCCAGCAGTATAGCCGCCGCCGGCGCCAGCTTGAAGTAGATACAAATTCGTATATGCCAGAGAGAACGGATCAAGATATGTACCACCTTGTGTTTCTCCTAGTCCTCTTCTATAAATGCCACGCACTTGAATAATTTCATCCGGTAGTGTATATTGGTTAGTTTCATATAAAATATGTAAAAAATAATATGATTCTTCTGTAGCATTACCTGCACGCTGTCTGTATCTATCAAATGCTAATGTCATTGCATTTTCATAATGCTCAGGGTCAAGTTCAATGTCGACCATTTGGCCGCCCATCATTAGTCTTATTTGATCAATAATTTGTTGTCTAAGCGGTGTTGCCATAATTGTATATCCTAATATCAATTATTTAGTTCTACAACTAGGGCATCACTAAATAATGATATATGTTATAAGGTGATAGAACATGCCTCAATTGAGCCTTTGGCGCGGCCAAGCTGTAAAAACAAACGATTACAAATTCTTTGATAGGGTAATCAAAGAGATGTACAATGTCGGAGGCACTGAATTTTACATACATAAAACAATCGGTACATATGCACAGGATCCGGGTACTAACGATACATTGTCTGTTGATGTTAGCACATCTGGCGCCCAAGATCCAAATACAACTATCCAAGACGTTTTGAATATGGAAAATAGAGATAGAAAATATGATCCAAATGTATACAGTCTCAAAGGGCACTATCAAGTAGCTGATTTGGAATTTGATCTACGACAATTTGGTTTGTTTTTAAGTAATGACACTATTTTTATCACTTTTCATCTAAACGCGATGTTGGATATGATTGGTAGAAAACTCATGAGCGGAGATGTTATAGAGATACTTCACCAACGAGACGATTCTGTTTTAGGGTCAGACGCGGCTATAAATCGTTATTATGTTGTTGAAGATGGAACTCGACCTGCAGAAGGATATAGTCCTACATGGTGGCCGCATTTGTGGCGTGTTAAATGCAATCCTATAACAGATAGCACAGAATTTAGAGATATTATGCAATCACCATTGTTAGATGCAAGTGGAGATCCAGTACCGGCATTAGACGGCAACGGTGGATATGCAACTGTAGGCGATGCGCTCAGTACCCGAGACGCTGAAAATAAAATCACAGATGCAATTGCTGCGGCGGCACAAGCCGAAGTTCCTTTTTATTATTTTCAAACGCAACATTTTTATATACTTCCAGGACAAGATCCTAATGTGATTGGAAGTCCAATAATTGGTGATAATGATATATGGACGGGTGATGGTATTCCTCCTAATGGCAGCAAACCTGTAAATTGTGGAACATCATGGCCCGCAAATCCACTAAACGGTGATTATTTTTTACGAACAGATTGGTGTCCTCCTCAACTATTTCAATATGATAAAAGTATCTGGTATAGAGTGCAAACTGACTTCCGTAATCAATGGTTACCTGCAAATCAAGGACTAGTAAGTTTCATAAATAACATGAACATTACTACCTTGCAAAATGGTGTTCAAATACCTGAACAACAAAATTTACGCACAGCAGTGAAACCAAAACTAGATCCAGACATAATATAAGGAGTATTGGCATGAGCTTTGACTTTGAATTTACACCTGAACACCTTGCACATTGTATGCCACATCCGCGCATAGATGAATGGTATCAACCGATATGTGATATTCTACCCGATTATCAAATTACTTCAGTATTGCGTGTAGCAGCATGGCTTGCTCAAATGGGGCACGAGAGTGGCGATTTACAAGAACTTGAAGAAAATCTCAATTACAGCGCCAAAGGCCTACGTGGCGTTTTTCCAAATTATTTTCCAACTGACGAGATGGCGTTAGAGTATCAACGCAAGCCTGTAAAAATAGCAAGTAGAGTCTACGGCGGCAGAATGGGTAACGGTCCAGAAGAAACTGAAGATGGTTGGACATTTCATGGTAGAGGTTTAATTCAAATAACTGGAAAAGAAAATTACATGCATTGCTCAAATGCATTGTACGGTGATACACGATTGCTTGACAGTCCAGAATTACTTTGCGAGCAAGACGGTGCAATTAGAAGTGCATGCTGGTATTGGAATTCTCGCAATCTCAATGAATACGCCGATAGGCAAGATATGATTACTATTACACGTAGAATTAATGGCGGCACAATTGGTTTAGAAGACAGAGTAGCTAGATATCATAGAGCACTGCAAGCGCTTTCATCATAAGGTAGTCAAAAATAAAACTAATATTGCATTTATAAATAACATATAAAGGATGTTTTATAAATGCAATATTGGTTTTCGGCGCAGTTAAGACAATATCGTCTACAGTTCATACGTGCTTTTAGCGGGTTTAGTGTAAAAACTGGACGAGGGGGTCCAAATAACACTGAAGAGCTTTTGAAAGTTCCTTGCAGATACGGCGACCCATCAAGAGTGGCAGCAACTATTGTAAAAGGCAATAGTGAAAATAAAGCGCTTACGGTCCCATTTATAACTTGCTTCATAAACACCATTGCACTATCGTCCGCCAGACGTCAAGATCCTTATGTTATTAGTTCAGTGCAGGTAAACGAACGTCAATACGATGATCAGGCAAATGCATATACCAATCAAATTGGCAATAGATATACTGTACAGAGATACATGCCAGTACCATATGATCTAACCATGCAAGTTGATATTTGGTCAAATAATGAGGATATAAAGGAGCAAATTTTAGAGCAAATTTTTGTTCTCTATAATCCAACAATAAATTTGCAAACTTCAAACAATCCAATTGATTGGACAGTTTTAACTTATATAGAGTTACAAGAAAATATAAATTGGAGTTCTAGAACGATACCAATAGGAACCGACAATCCAATCGATGTAGCAACTCTACAATTTAAAGTGCCAATTTGGATAAATCCGCCAGCTAAGGTTCAAAGACAATATATTATAGAGACCATTATAACCAATATTGTAGAAGGATCAAAAGACCCTAATGCTATGGAATGGAATGATTATGAATTTTTAGCTAGGACAGTTACTACTCCCGGAAATGTTGTAATAAAAGTTTCTCCTTACACACCTACCACGTACATTTTTAGACTCTGTCAGCAAGATGGTTCAACAGTTGACCCTGAAAACTTACCTACTGTTAGTTTTGGAAAGGCTTATGTCAACCTGTTTAAAGGTATGAGTTTTATATGGAACAATACTACAGTAACCATACAAAATACAGACATTAATCTAGCATTACAAGATATAAGACAATGTCTTGTGAATACAAACCTAAACTGCACAATTTTTAATCTGTCATCTTTTCAATTTATCAATACATCAGGCGGCAGTAATACTTTTGCTGACCTAGTACCAGGAAGCCTTGCTGCCTTAGGTTTACAAGCAACTACATATCCCGGTGGGAACCTAGCATGGTGGCGATATCTAACATTGTATGGTACTGTAAGATCATATTCTGATTATGGTTCAAATGGTAGTCAAATAAGATTGAAAACCGTAGACGATCTATCACAAACCAATTCTGACATTGTAGGCTGGATTAATTTAGACCCTATTGATCAAAACATATTGTACTGGACACCAGATCAAGAAAGTTTTCCAAATGTTACCTTGGCGCCTGTAAATGCTATAGTTGACCCACAAGTCAGCGGACCTGGTATCAATTTACCTGCGGCTGCTGCTGGACAACGATATCTGTTAACTACAGGTGTTCCGTACACAAGTAGTGCATGGGGCACAGTGTCTATTGCTGGCAATCAGTTGGTAACCACAGAATTAGGTACATGGATGCAGGATACGAATTTTATCAATTTAAATAACTCAAATAGTCTCATAACCACAGGTCAATTTGTTACAAGTTCAGTCCCTGGTATACCCGATGGCTCGCTAGTACAACTGATACAGGGTAAGATCATAACTATATTAAATTCAAACGATCCTATGTCCAGTAATATAACTGTTACAAATTCTCAATTGGCGCCGGTAAACTTTTATCAAAAAAATCTAGCAAATGATATAATAACATATGATGGCTCAGAATGGTCAGTTGCGTTTGATTCATCAAACAACGAAGACCGGACAGAATATGTTCTTAATTCAAATACAAATAGATTATACAAATGGAGCAACGGTTACTGGTCACCTGTTGTGCTTAATGAATATCAACCAGGTTATTGGACTATTGCGCTATGATAAACTCACCTGTTAATCTTTTTGAAATTGAATCTTCAATAGATATGGATAAATTTTCTGAAATATTCACTGCGGATATCAAAAAAGTAATTGCGATTATTAGGAAGTATGGTTTTGATTTGCGTATTGTAGGAGGAGCTGTACGAGATTTCATTCGAGGAGCTACACCTAGAGATATTGATTTTGCAACTAATGCCGAACCTGCTGAATTAATTTTTATATTTGATATGGAACAAATAGAATATGACTCTAGTGGTATCAAGCACGGAACAATAAAAGCTAAATTTGGGAATGATATAATCGATGTAACAAGTATTGTCTACAAGTTAAAGGTACAGGACCAACGAATTATCATTCAACATCCGCATTCATGGGAACAAGATAGTCTAAATCGTGATGTTACCATAAACAGCATGAGTGTCGATATGGAAGGTAATTTGTATGATTATCAAAACGGACTTGCAGATCTTCACAATCAATTGGTGAAATTTTGCCCAAATAGTCAAACAAAAATCAATCAGGATCCATTTACGATACTTAGATGGTTCAAAGCAATAGCATTATTTGATCAACCAAAATGGTTGAAAACTGATAAAAGAATAATTGAAAAAAATGCAAATAAAGCAGCGCTACTCAAAGATGACGAGAGAAAGGACAAATTTCTATCTTCTCTTGTTACCAATAAAAACGGGCAAAAAGTATTTGAACTAATGTGCGCAACTGGAGTAGGTAAACCTTTGAATATAAATTGCAACATCTAACATTTGCGTAATATAATTGTTCAGTTATGACTGAACAATCAAAAGATCTAATCATCGGAGCGTATACCAATTATACATGGGACCAAATAAAATATTGGGTCAACAGTATTGAACAATCTGGTTTTACAGGCGATAAATTAGTAATTGTCTATAATAGTGATTATGCCACGGTACAAAAACTTCTGGATAGAAATTTTAAGGTTCTAGGATTTAATAAAAATCCGCAAACCGGAGATTTTTTTTGGCCAGGAACTTTAAATATCGTAGTAGAAAGATTTTATCATTTATGGTGGTACTTAAGTCAGCTAACTGATGACGCATATCGTTTTGTAATTACAACAGATGTTAAGGATGTAGTTTTTCAACGAAATCCAAGTGTTTGGTTGGAAAATCATTGCAATAATAAACAAATTGTCGCTAGTTGCGAAAGTTTACATTACGAAGACGAACCCTGGGGTGCGGATAATATGTCCGGTAGTTATCCGATGCTTTGGCCGCGAATGAAATCAAAACCGATTTGGAATTGCGGAGTTCAAGCAGGGCGTATCATTGCTCTTAGAGATCTTTGGTTAAGTATCTGGTTGCTGTCAAAAGCAGCTCAAAGACATAACCCAGATCAAGCAGCATACAACTATTTGCTAGATAACGTTTGTTGGAATAACATTACCTTGAAAACTATGAGCGAAGATGGTTGGGCGTGTCAGGCCGGCACAACTGTTGATCCAAAAAAGATATCAGCTTTTTTGCCAAAGCTATTAGAACCAGGTCCGCTATGGAATGGGCAAACGTCAACTACAAACAACGGTACTGTTCACACAATATTACATCAGTGGGACAGAATACCAGATTGGAAAAACATCATTCAAGTGAAATATGGATAACATGGAAATTAATTTAGAAAAAATTAATCAGGCTAAAGAATATGTCTGTAATAATTTGGTACCTATGCCTGCATATCAAGCAGGAAAAAGCCTAGTAACCAGCTGTTATAGAGCTGAATTACCAAGTATGTTTATTTTGTTAACTGAGCTAAAACGATTAGAATTTAATATTCCTATTGAAATTTTCTATAGAGCAGGAGAGCTAGATAGCAACGAGATTACAGAACTAGGTAAATGTTATCCATCATCAAATGTGTCAATCAAACAGTTGCAGACAAATGCCAGAGATTTTACCGATAAATGGGGCAACGTAAAAGGCTGGAGTACCAAAGTACATGCCCTGTTTGAAAGTAGCTATGCTGAAAATTTATGGATTGATTCAGATAATTTTCCAATACGCAACTGCTTAGATCTTTTTAATGATCCTGAATACCAAAGCAAAGGCAGCTTATTTTGGCGAGATGTTTATAGCATAGACAGAGCGGAACAATATTGCGACAGCAGTAACTTGTGGCAGATATTTGCAGTCACTCCAAATGATGCAGAACCATTTGAAAGCGGTCAGATTTTATTGAATAAACCAAAAGTCTGGCAACAATTTTGTCTAATGTTACATTATACAGAAAATTGCGACATTTATTACAGCTTCGGCGGCGACGCAGAATGTTGGAGAATGGTCTGGCAATATGTTGCCATTAGAAATAAAGGATACCATGCTAGATTCAACTATCTAGCAAGCAACGATATTCCATATGGATTTATGCCGTTTGGGCCATTTCATAAAGGTGTAGCCAATCCTTGGCGCAAATATGGAGGTGGGTCTGTAATGGTACAGCGAGATAGGTCCGGTGCGGAACTATTTAATCACAGGAACATTTTTAAGTTTCGCTGGCAAGGCGATAACCCGTATAACAGCGACATTCAAAATGAAAGTACATATCACATGATACTAAGACACCTTAAAGTTAAGTACGGTATAACAGATGAACCTAAGCAAGTTTAACTATCAACCTGAATGGGGGTTCGTTCGTACACCTGCTAGATCTACAGAACTGCAGGTATTAAATTTTGAACAAAACTATGACTATACAACATTATGGAATGATGTTATACAAATCAATCCAAATGCAATTTTAATTATTGGCCCACCGTTATATGATACTGTTCAATGGATCAACTTGAATTGCCAATTTATTGATGATAAAGGCCAAAAATTAACATGGCGGTATAGCAATCTAGATCGTGCGTCAGTGATACGCCTGGACACAATGCATCTAATGCCGTATCTAATTTTTAAAACTCCTTTCCAAACACACAAAATTCAAATCAATTATTGCGAAAATAAATTTAAGAATAGGAAGACTATTGTAACAATTAGTAAAAATCATCCGATAGATTGGTTAAAACAATGGATAGACTATCATAAAACCGTACACAATGTTGACGGGTTACTGTTATACAATAATCAAAGTACATTGTATACTAGCCAAGAGCTAGAAACAGCGTTATACAGAGATGATGTGGCTATACAGGTAGTTGATTATGATGTACCATTTGGTGTAATGGGCGGAGGATTATGGGAATGGCAAGGCAAAAGCGGTAATTATCTGCCCTGGGACAGCGACTTTAGCCAATATGTTATGTTAGAACATGCCAAATGGCGTTTTTTATATGATGCTCGGTTGGTTATAAATGCGGATACAGATGAGCTACTTGTTATAAAAAATTCAAATTTAGACGGTATTGCAGAATACTGTGCATCAGGCGAACACTCTGTCTTATTGTATGATGGAATTTGGATAGAACCTATAGATAGTACAACCGGTGTTGTTGCGAAAGATGTAGATTTTTGCAACAGACATTTTTCTAATTATTGGCATACAACGCATGGCGATGGTAGAGGCATAGGCGTAAAATGGATGTTAAATCCGCAACGCAACATTCAGTATCAATGGCATTTACACAAGACATACGGCCCGCATATAAAAACGGATCAAATAACATTTGGTCATTTTTTTGCAATGAATACAAGTTGGAGTTATCAACGTGACGAATTTTTAGGAGACTTGACAAAACTTACTAGTTTTGATTTATTACACGAAAACCTAAATCTCTGGCAACAACAAGGAAAATTTTTATGAAGGCTGCAATAGTAACAACACATGACGAAAAATATAAGATCCTGGCAGATTTAACATGGCATCGTAATAGAATCTTATATGCAAAAAAGAATGGTTACGGGGCACTAGCGAAAACAGAAAACTTTAAACAACCTATAATCGGTTGGGAGAAAATTGCCTTTTGCTTAGAAGTAATGAATAACAGCGACTTCGATTTACTGCATTTTAGTGGCACTGATACACTCATAACAAATTGGCACGTTCCTTTAACTGAATTTCTCTATGATGGATATTCTGTGACTATCTCAACTGATTTTAATGGAATTCAAGCCGATAGCTTTGTGGTTCGCAATGACAAAAACGCTAGAGATTGGCTACAAATGATTATGGATAAACAACCACAATACTCTCGTCACCCTTATTATGAACAGGGCGTTATGATGGAGAGTTATCAAGATTGGAAACATACCGTCAAAGTTGTTCCACAAAGATATCTTAACGCCTATCATTATCCTCTATATAAAAACAAAGGAGCTAAAAACAACCTAGACGCTATGGGGTTTAGTGGTCAATGGCATAAAGGTGATTTTTTAATTCATTGTCCAGATCATCCTTTACATGTTAGGTTAGAACTTTTTAATCAAATTATACCAGAGGTTATTGTATGACCAAAAGTGTAAGAACAGTTGATGACATTCTACACGATAGATGCCAGGACACACTTTTTCTGCACTTTGAAAATCACGGCGACGGTTTAGGACCAGAAAAAAACTGCTTAGAAGCACACATCAAATGGTTCCGTGAAAACGGTATAGAGTATGAACCTGCTGAAATTGTTGGATATAAAGATAGCAGCGATTATTGCTATGCTGTTTATTTTGAATCTCCAGATGATCCTCGCATACAAGAATATGCAAATAAATTTGAAACAGCCGATTTCAAAAGTCTAGAACCAGAAAATTATCAAATGTATCTTTACAATTATGTTTTTTGGTATTCAAATGGTGGCAAAGATAGAATGGAAGCTAAAGCAAAACAATGAAAATTTTTATTACCGGCTCTAACGGATTCATTGGAAAAAATTTGTGCGAATTCTATGCAGATAATGAGGTATACAGATATACTCGCGGAAATTTAAAATTAGAGTTATCTACCTTTTTACCAGATGTAATAATACATTGTGCCGCTGAAATCTATAAATCTGATTTAATGATGGACACTAATGTATTACTAACACAAGAGATTTTGGATTGGTTGCGCACGCATACACAAACTAAGATGATACACATAGGGTCTAGTTCTGAATATGGGCCAAGTTCAATTGCAAGTTCAGAGCAGCATAGAATCAACCCTATAGACATGTATCAAGCTACAAAAGGCATGGCAACTTTACTATGTCAGGGTTACGCTAGAACGTATGCATTGGATATCAAAATTGCTAGACCCTACAGTGTTTACGGAAGATATGAGAAACCGCATAGACTATTTCCTAGACTGTGGCGTGCATTTCAATTAGATGAGTCGATGACCTTATACAACGGAGTGCATGATTTCATTTACATTAATGACTTTATAGATGGTATTAATATTTTACTTCATGTAGATAAAACTAATTCAGGTGATATTATAAACTTTGGATCCGGTAAGCAATATAGTAATATAGAAGTACTAAAACTATTTGAAACAGTAACCGGAAAAACTGCCCCGATTGAGCATGTATCACGAATGGCAAAGAATTTTGAATCCAATGTATGGTGTTGCGATACTTCATATGCATCGAAATACTACGGATTTAATTGTAGATACGACTTGATTACAGGTATCAAAGATTTTTTAGAAACAGCTAATTACAAGGATTTAACCTAATGACAATTTTCCGGCAATTAGTTACTGCTAATAAAGGTGTAGTAACCATAAATTCCGATGATGAACAGTTAATAAAACATTTTAATAATCCTGCAAATTATGCCGATGTTGTGCTTGATATGTTTAACAATGACAGGTTTTATGATATATTTTTTGAAGGATGGAATGATATTACTGTTTTAGATATAGGTGGCAACATTGGGCTGTTTTCTCTTTACATACAAGATATAGCCAAAGATGTGTATACCATTGAACCTACCCCAAGTCATTTTCAACTCCTTAGTCTTCTAACCAAAGATTACAAAAACATACACCCTATTAACGCTGCATTACATAATAAAAACGAACCTATTGATTTTTATATTAGTTCTGAGAATAGCACTATGAACAGTAGTGTTAACAAGTATGGACAAAAAGTTGCTGTCACAGGCACCACACTTGCTAATTTAATCAACCAACTGGCTCTAACAAAGGTGGATTTTGTAAAATGCGATATAGAAGGGTCTGAAATGCAAGCATTAACTTATGAAACTGTAAACGAAGTTAAAGATATCGTATCGGTGTGGAGCGTAGAGGTTCATGCCACAGATACAACACTTTTGCCCGAGATAAGTCTAAATCGCAATCGCGACAATTTAATGCAAATCTTTTCGCAAAATGGTTATAATACAATAAAACATAGATATGATGCACTTTATGCATACAAAGGATAATATGCACCAGATAGAAAGACGTATTATAGATATAACGTATCAAGAAAAACTAAGTCACTTGAGCAGTGTTTTATCGGCTTGGCCTATTATACATGAAATTTATGACGAAAAGGCTAACGACGAAGTTTTTATTCTAAGTAATGGGCATGCTGGTTTAGCATTATATTGCGAATTGGAATATCGTTACGGCATTGATCCTATTATGCTATTACATAAACATGGAATACATCCTGGAAAAGACCTTGACAACAAGCTCTATTGCAGCACAGGGAGTCTAGGTAGTGGGCTGCCGATTGCTGTTGGGCATGCTTTAGCAAATCGTTCTAAAAAGGTTTACTGCATGATATCCGATGGCGAAGCTGCTGAAGGCAGTATATGGGAAAGTTTGCGTTTTATTAATGTTGCCAAACTGGATAACTTAATAGTATATGTCAACATAAATGGAATGAGCGCATACGAATACTTAGATGTTGGTTATTTGGTTCAACGTCTGTTGACATTCCTTCCTAGCATACGTATACGAATTTCTTCGCCGCCTAAATGGAATTTTGCCACGGGCCTTCTAAGTCATTACTATGTCTTAAAAGAAGAGGATTACAAACGCATATGAGAAAAGAGTGTATGGAGCTATTGCATGCTTCGATGGCAGATAACCCAAACATATTTGTATTAACTGCAGATTTAGGATTTGGTATATTAGACCAAATTAAAGATACATATACAGACCGGTTTTTCAATGTCGGTGCAGCAGAACAACTATTAATTGGTGCAGGTATTGGACTTGCAGAATCTAAAAAAATTCCCGTTTGTTACTCTATGTCTAGTTTTTTACTATATAGACCTTTTGAAATGTTACGAAACTATGTTAATTATGAAAAAATTCCAGTCAAATTGATAGGAAGTGGCAGAGATCAAGATTATAATCACGATGGTATAAGTCATTGGGCACATGACGACGAAGCTGTGTTGTCTGTTCTACCTAATATAAAAATCTTCAAACCAGCGTCTATACGTCAACTAGAAGAATTCTGGCCAGAGTTTATATATGGTGACGGACCAGCGTATCTTAATTTAACGAGGAAAATATGACAAAAGTTGTTACAATCACTGGGTGTCTAGGATTTATTGGTAGTTATGTAACAAAAACTTGTCTGGAAAAGGGGTGGCAAGTTTTTGGTGTTGATAGCCAAACATATGCTGCTAATACAGCCTTACTTGAAGATTTTAACGCCTATAAAAATTTTCGTTACTCATCACAAAACATATGTAATTTGAATAGTTTGTATGACTGCGACTATATTATAAACCTAGCAGCAGAAACACATGTTGATAATAGTATTGCATGTAGTGACGAATTTATACGTAGTAATATAGATGGTGTACACAATCTACTACGATTGATTCAAAACAAGCACAGGTTTAGAATGCCTACACTTGTGCATTTTAGCACAGACGAAGTTTATGGCGATATAAACGAAGGTAGTCACTATGAACACGATCTATTGCTACCTAGCAATCCTTATTCGGCAACCAAAGCTAGCGCCGATATGCTGATTCAAGCATGGCATAGAACTTTTAGAGTTCCATATCTTATAGTACGTCCAACTAACAATTATGGCATCGGACAGTATATTGAGAAGTTCATTCCTAAAACTGTTCAATATCTAACACTAGGGAGAAAAGTACCACTGCATGAAAATGGAACACCAAAACGAACTTGGCTACATGCACAGGACACTGCAGATGCGTTGATATTTTTGCTAGAAAAAGATTGTAAGAATGACATCTTTAATATTTCAGGTAATTACGAAGATAGTAATCTTGCAATTTTTAAAAAAATCTTAGCTTGTTTAGATTACAATCCAGATGAATTTGAAACCTATGCCGACTTTTCTGTAAAGCGGCCTGGACAAGATGTTCGTTATAGCATAGATGATACAAAATTAAAGCTTTATGGATGGAATAACAAAAAAGATTTTGATACAGAATTACCTGCTATTGTAAACTATCATAAAAATAGGTTTATCTGGTGAATATAGCTTTACAAATAAGTGGTCGTTTACGTTTTACTGAACGAAGCATATCAAGTCTAATAGGAGCCATTATTGAACCGCTTCAGCCTGATATTTTTTTTAGTTTTTGGGAACCTAACCATTCGTCTACTTTAACATATTATACAACTGCTCTTAATCCCTGCTTAGTTGAGATTGAGAAGCAAAATTCAATTAAACCATACCTAGACGATCTGTTTCATTTTAATGTACACAAAAATATGCCAAGCATGAGCTATAAGTTCTACCGCGTGAGTCAGATTAGAAAGACTTGGGAATTACGCACATCTAAAAAATACGACTTGGTAATTCAAGCACGAAGCGATAACTTGTTTTTTGAAATGCTAGACTTATCAAGATGCCAGCAAGCATTAGAACAAAACGCTATACTTTGCGCTAATCACGGGTATAATCCAGTAATCGACGATTTTAGTTTACATCCGCGAATGGTTGATAATTTTTATATTGGACCAACAAATTGTATTGATATAGCCAATAACACGTTTTGGTCATTGAGATATCAAGCTGAGGAATATACAAAGTTGGGACTATTACACCACGTAAGAATTCCAGAAATTATTCAAACTAAAATCTGGCATGACGCAGGAATAACTATTAGCAGCTTAAATGGATCAGGTAGCTTGGGTAATTTTTGGTACGATATTGATAGATCAGAAACTAAATGGACTTAAAAATGAAATTATTGTTTGTTGTGCATAGATACGGATTTCCAGGGGGCTCAGAAATTTATGTTCAATCTATGGCGGAAGACGCGTCACGCCGCGGGCATCAAGTCTGCGTTTTCGCCGGCCAACATAAAGGTGACATGAATAATGTTTCTGTTTCAAATAACTCGGCAATTTTGCATCACGATTGGGATTTAATAATTGTACATGGAGGCGATGTTGCTGTGCAGGATTATGTTCTTGCAAACGCAGCAGTTATTAAAAGTCCTATATTGTATCTTTTGATTCTACCTAGCAATAGTAAATTGTGTTTACAAGCTTTAGCGGACTGTAACTGGATCGGATGTAGTACTGAAGAAGATTGGGAACACTGTTATGCTAATAATGTTGCTCATAAAGCAGTGTCTGTAAGACACGGAATTAATTGGCAAACCTGTTTGGGCAATACTGGTTTCAAACAAAAATACGGCATTACAGGCAAGATGTTTTTAAGTTGTGGAGGGTATTGGCCAAATAAAGCTATGCATGAACTAGCTACTGTATTTGACATTGCAAATGTCAAGGATGCTACATTAGTAACCACAGGCTATGATAATAGAATGAATCTAATGCCGATGCCTACTCCTAATATTATGCCATTATTATTAGAAGATAGAAGCGAGATGTTGTCGGCCCTTCACGACGCAGACTGTTTGCTAATGCACAGCTATAGCGAAGGTTTTGGACTAGTGTTGCTTGAAGCCATGCTTAATCAAACACCCTGGATTGCGCGTAATATAGCAGGTGCCAAGCTACTAAAGCAATATGGCCAAACATATTCCACTGATGGTGAATTGATTTATCGGTTGAGAACATTTAATAGGGAAGATTTTAATATACGTGCTGCATACGATCATGTATGCAACAATCATATGATATGGAACACTGTAGATGACATAGAACGTGTTGCAATAGAGTCAGCGCGGAATAGATATTAGTATGGGAACATTAAGTCAAGACTCTATTAATACTCTAGCGCACGTACGTATATCATCTAGATTTAGTTACACGACAAATCTTGATCTTGTATTAATGGCCAATCAAGTAACCCTATATCAATTACCACCCGATGTTCTTGCGTAATTCAAACAAATCTGCAAACTCAACCTCAAGATTGGTATTATAGAACACATCCAGTTAAGTATACTTTAAATACCAGAAGATTCCGCACAATTGAAATTGAACAAATTAATTTCGATAATACCATAGTGCTTTTAGGAGACAATGCTATTTTTGGAATGGGACTGGACGATTCTGATACGTTAAGCTCACAATTAGAAAAAATTACTGGTATTCAATGCATAAATTTAGGTTGCTCGGCAACATCAGGGGGTAGTAATAATCTTACCCTTTTAAATGTCAAGGTTTTATTAAGTGAAGTGAAGCCAAAAGCAGTTGTTATCGGGTGGACAGACCTTGATAGGTATGCATACAAACACATGTATATACCCACAGGTGCCTGGGTTCCTCTAAGTCCAACTACATTAGGTAATAATCCAACGAAAGATCCTGTTTTTCAAGCGCATCTTAATGACGGGACTATATTGCAGTTAGCACAACAATCTATTGCCGATGCACAAGATGTAATTACTTCAGCAGGTGTTCCTTGTATTCAATGCACATTTAGTGACTATACAAAATGGCCAGCAGCAACATTGCCGCTTCTTAATAGTTTAAAATACTATGCATCAACTGACCTAGCAAGAGATCTAAAATCCCCAGGCAGGAAAACCATAAGTTTTGCTGCTCAAGATATTGCACAGCAACTAAAAACATTGAACGTATGGTAAGATTTTTTACAAAATCTCAAAATTTCTCTCAATTCCTGTGTTGAAATTATCAGAAATAATACCTGTGTACAGGGTTACCTTACCTTCCGAAAAGTTTTCTGCCACGTCTTACTGACCCGGACCTCGACCATCCTCGAAGTTTTCGTCTATGTAGTTTTCCCATTCGTCTGGATCGCCTGATAATTTTTGGAATTTTACATCGCCAGTTTCGAACTTTATATCAGGTATCTTGCTCCAAGAGTAGCCACCACCTTGTTCGTATACATGATATGGTATGTCAATCTCATAGATACCTTCGTCAAATTTTGCCACAACATATACATGTTGTTCCATGGAACAACTTACTGGTGTGCAGTCTATTCCATTTTGACCTAATATATCACATATTCCATCTGCTATTATATGACAGATGCCTCCGCCAGCATATGTGTCACGATCTGATTCGTCCCAATCATCATATATTTTTTGTGCTTTGGCCAATATCTGCGGCATAAGGGCTTTTGCTTGATTTACAGAAGGTAGGTTTTGATTCTCAACATCGTCATGTTCAATATTTTCTCTTACGCTTTTGCTCTTTGTTGGCTCATGGCGTTGTCGTTTTTTTCTAGCAGCGCAATGGGCACGCTGGCTAAATCCTCGTGGATGGCTGCAATTGATGCTGCTCTTGTATTTCTTGCTCCAAGTTTCATCTAAAGAACCAGAAGCCTGTTTTGCTTCCCAGTCTATAAAAGTTTCTGCCAATTTATGACAAAAATCACGTATGGATGGATTGCTAGTTTCTATTATGTTGAAATTGCGCTGTTCTTCAGGCTGTGTAGGATCATCATACCCTGCATATACCTTGTGTATATTACTGCGATTAATCAAATCCGTGCAGCTTTCCAGATATCTATCACCCATGCGTTCACTGCAAGGGCTGCACGTGGTTATGCAAATGCTGCCATTGGGAATATCACCATGGAGTTGTTCATATTTCATCATAGCACATCTTTCCGCATGATGCCATTTACCACGGATTTTCATTCCTGTACTGGAAACAAGCCTATTGTTGGGATCCAATATGGCCGCAGCAACCATGCCGTGTGTATTAGGATCCTGTTGCTGACCCTTAACAACCAGTTCACATAATTTTACAAGTATGCTATCCAACCGACACAAGTTACAAAAGCAAAGAAGAACTGGATTTGTTGAATTTTGTCAACACACAAATCAAGTGTAATGTAATAAGCGGTGATCGAGCAGTCATATATCCATACGAAATAGACATATACATACCAGATTTAAATATTGGTATCGAATACTGCGGACTATATTGGCATAGCGAGCGTAGCGGGAAAAAAAGCTGGAATTATCATTATAGAAAATGGGCAGCAGCTAGGAATGTAGGAATTGAATTGATCACCGTGTTTAGCGACGAATGGTTACATCAAAGGACAATAGTTGAAAATATCATAAGGTCCAAGCTTGGCACAGGGTTGAGGAATATCGGTGCACGCAAGTGCAGGGTAGTTATTCCATCTCGTCAATCTAGCATTGATTTTTATAACTCATATCATTTATTAGGATCTCCCACAAAACTTCCTATTAATATTGGATTAGAGCATCAAGGCGAGCTAGTAGCATTGATGAGCTTTGTAAAGGATTCTAACCATCGTTACGAGCTTATAAGATTTGCATCAAAAAACATGATACCTGGTGGTGCCAGTAGGTTGTTAACTTCGTTTGTTGATACATATCACCCAGTATCAATCATTAGTTTCAGTGATAACAGATATAGCCAAGGTGATTTATATAAAAAATTAGGATTTGTGCAAGTTGGTACAGTACCCCCTATGCAACAATATGTAGAGAACTACACAATAAAACATCATAAATTAAGTCTTAATAAAGTGAAATTACAACAACTACATCCAGATATCGATTTAGATAAAACGGAATGGCAAATTTTACAGGAATTAGGGTATGACAGGATTTGGGACTGCGGTAAAATCAAATGGGAGTTACAGCTAACGAGCACAAAATAGAAAACCCAGGATTTCTCCTGGGTTTTCTTTAATGCCTTTTAAATTTTTATTTTCAACAAATCTTTGTAACCTGCTGAAAATAAAAGATTTTATAGGAATTTTAAATGAGACGTATTTATAGCAATTCCAGCTAGATAGTCAGCTGCGTTACCTAAGCTCGACGCAGTGTTATTCAGTTCAAGATAACCATAACGTGTCATGAATGATACAACTGGTTCGAATGTGCTTGGATCAATGATAACCCCTGAGCTTGTTAGCGGAACGTATGGGCAATAATAAGCAGCCGCATCAATTTCGCCAGGTCCTTTATAACCAACTAGAACGTTTGTATCGTCAGCAGCATACTGATCAACATACACTCTCATGCTGTTGTTTAGTGTGCCAACGAACTTGGTGTTAGTTGGGGCTTCGAAGGTACCTTCTGTGGTACGAGCGAATGCTGAAGTTGTAGCACTCTGTAGGATGGTAAGAGCAGTTGGGGAAACAACAACCCAGTTACCAGCACCACGACGTGTACGTGCAGCAATCAAGTTTGCACCACGGTTGATCAGCACTGCTAGAGCAGCGTGTTCATCACCAACATATGTTGCAGTACCAGAAACAGCACCTTGGTCATATGTTAGAGTAGTACCAGCTAGTGTACGCAGTGACACAAGAATTTCTTGGTCAATTTCTGCGGTAATTTCTTGAGCAAGAGCAGCCATAATTTCTGCTTCAATGTCAATGCCTTGTTGTGCTTGAGCATCTTGTGCAGCTTCAAAGGTCCAACGAGCTGACAACTTACGTGTCTTAGCTTCAACTGTTTCCTTTAAAATCTGGATGTTCAAACGCTTACCAGCTGTACCTTCAAGCACGCTTGTTGGTGCAGCAGCAGGATATGTGCTATTACCGTTACCTGAGTAGAAACGTGCAATATCAAATGGGCTTAGTGCTTCGCTACCTGCAACTGTTGGAGTTGGGGTACCAAAAGTGTCAGCATAACGTACACGCAGGGTGTGAATTTGACCAACTGGTCCGCTCATTGGTTGAACACCAATGATTTCGTTAGCGATAACTGTTGGCATAACTCGTCGAATAACTGGTAGAATTACCTTGTTAAGGGTAGCAACGTTACCAGCGCTTGTGGCACCTGGGGTTGCACTTTCAAACAGTATTCCTGATTTGGCTTGTAGATCCTTACGTGTATTTTCAAGGACAACTTCCATTACCTTCTTGCGATTGCCGGTTAGACCTTCGCAAAGAGCGGTCTTAGTGGCCGTCCAGTGTGTTTCAAAAAGGTTTTGTTTCATTCTTTATAACTCCTTATTTTTTTAAACCGGCTAAATGTAGTAGTTGGCCAAGACCTTCAAATTCGGTTTGGTTCTCTTCTAATACAGCTTGGGCTAATTTGTTGTTATTTCTGTCACCTGTTACGGCCACAGACTTTGGTCGAGAGGTTTCAGCCAGGTTAACCTTGGTCTGTGAACCTTGTGTTGAACCGTTTACAATCGCAGGTAGATAACGTGAAAAAGCTTCTTTCAAGTTTTGTGTCTTGATATCTTTGAGCATGTCTTCCAT